ATGAAGATGCTTTTTTCCTCACTTGCAGCCATGGTCTTGTCTGCATCTTTCGCCCTGCCGCTAAACGCCACCCCGATCGTTGTGCCGAATGCAGTACATATGCACACCCTCGACGTCGAGCAGGTCAAACACCGTCGCCACGGTAATGGACATGCGTATGGCCACTGGAAGAAACACCGGTACGCTTACCGCGACTGCCGGTATTACGGCTCGTGCTATCGTCCGCGGTATTACGGCAGTCGCGACTATTACGGCTATCGCGACCATTACCCCTATCGTCGTCGGTCAGGTGTGACCGTGTATTTCGATTTTTAGCCGGCAGTAGCGAGAACGGTCTTGGAGAACAAGAAAGGGTCGGGCGAATGCTCGCGCCGACCCTTCTTTGATTGCGTCAGCACGGTGCCAGTACATCCGTGGTCACCAGCAAAAGCGATCTGATAGATTGAATTTATGCGCCTCGTGAATTTTCGCAAGGATTAGGGGGTGCTGATTTAGGGTTAGGTGAGGGGAGGCGCAATAACCACGGTACGACGAGATGTACGACACGCGCTCTGAGGGCGCTAGTTGCCTTGGCTGATCATTCCAGTCGATCATCGGGGCGACCGCAGAACCTTAGTGTCATATTTTTCCTATATCGACTGCTTTCTCAAATGTGGTTCGATGCACCAACGGGAATGTTCCGCTGACCCCTTCGGTCCCGTCCTTACCCAAAAAAACGAAACGCTGACGTCCGCTGCCATCAGTTTTGATCGCATGTGCTTTGCGCTCCGGGCGCATTTCAAAAGCGGGAGGGAAAGTAGGGCAGAAAGCGCCTGCATTCGGAGTTATCAACGAAACAGGCGCTTAACTTGTGTCCTTCCCGAGAGAGGGGTGACAGTTCATACCGGAGACATGGGTTACACTTTTTGCCTTTGCGAGGAGAGCGAAGGTGCCTTGGCAGGAGTGCAACCGCATGGACGAGCGTCTCAAATTCGTTGCGCGGGTTCTGGATGGCGAGAAGATAGCGGCGCTGTGCCGCGAATTCGGCATCTCCCGCAAGACCGGTCACAAAATCATCAGCCGCTATAACGACAGCGGTCTGGAAGGACTGACAGATCGATCGCGACGGCCTTACCGGCACGCCAATCAGCTTCCTCCAAATCGAGAAGCTGATTGTGCGGACCAAGCAGGACAAGCCCAACTGGGGCGCACCAAAGATCAGGGAGCGGCTGGCGCGGCTATATCCGGATGTTCACACGCCGGCGATCTCAACCGTGCATGCCGTCCTCGACCGCAACGGCCTAGTCAAGCACGGTAGGCGGCGGCGCAACAGGGCTGAAGGAACAGCCCTCTCCAATCCAGGGCTGCCCAACGACCTGTGGTGCGCCGATTACAAAGGCGAGTTCATGCTTGCCGACAAGCGCTATTGCTACCCATTGACGATCACCGACTTCGCCAGCCGCTATCTTTTGGCCTGCGAAGCGTTGCACACGACCAAGGAGGTCTACGCCTTCACCGTCTTCGAACGCGTCTTCAAGGAGTTCGGCCTGCCAAAGGCGATCAGAACCGACAACGGAGTGCCTTTCGCCAGCCCCAACGGACTGTTCAATCTGTCTCGGCTCGCCGTCTGGTGGCTCAGGCTCGGTATCGACATCGAGCGCATCAAGCCGGGCAACCCGCAGCAGAACGGCCGCCATGAGCGCATGCATCTGACACTGAAACTTGAGACAACCAAGCCGGCCGGAGACAATTTCCTGCAGCAGCAAGCCCGCTTCGACGACTTCGTCGAGGAGTTCAACACCGAGCGGCCCCACCAGGCGCTCAACATGGCCTGCCCGGCAGAATGCTACGACGCTTCACCGCGCGCCTACCGCGGCCTACCCGATCTAGACTACCCGCTCCACGACCAGACAGTCACCGTCACAACATGCGGACGCATCTGCTACAAGCGGAAGAAGATCAATCTCAGTCTGGTCTTTGCCGGTCAGGCCGTCGGCATCAAGCAGGTCGAAGACCATATCTGGCTTACAAGCTTTATGGATTACGATCTGGGATACTTCGATGATGAGACATGCAGGCTTGAACCTTTGCCGAACCCTTTCGGTCCAAAAGTGTTACCTATGTCTCAGGAATAAACCGTAACCTATGTGTCCAGAACGGACCTTGAAAAAAATGGCTCCCCGGGCCGGATAATTTTTATCAACTTTAATGCTCCATAATGTAAACAGCATATGTTTTAACCTATTGTTTTTGCTGCAATCCCTTGTCTATTTCATCCAGGATGCCTATTTATAGCGCATCACCCGAAAGCGGGGAAAAAGTGGGGAAGATGAATGGGGAGCCACACTCGCAACGCACTCACCGTGAAGTCTATAGCGGCTAACAAGGCGACCAAGCTTCGAGATGGCGGCGGGCTGTGGCTCGTCACCAAAGGGGGCGGGCGATACTGGATATTCTATTACACCTTTGCTGGCTTGCGACGCGAAATGGGCATCGGCCCGCTTCATACGGTCGGACTGGCGGATGCGCGCGAGAAGGCAGAGGAGGCGCGCTCGATGGTCCGTCGTGGAGTGGATCCTATCGCTGCCCGCAAGGAAGAGGAGGCGGACACACCGAAGGCAATCACGTTCGGCGAGTATGCGGACGCGTTCGTTGATGCCGCTGTGAAGGCCGGGAGGTGGCGCGGCGCCAAGACGGAAGCCAGGTGGCGGAATCTTCTCGAAAACCATGCCAAGCCGATCCGAAGAAAAACGCCAGCCGGGATCAAGACCAAAGACGTGATTTCAGTTCTCAGCCCACTATGGGCCACGAAGCAGGAGACAGCTGAGAAGCTGCGCGAAGCTATCGAGAGGGTGTTGGACGCTGCGAAAGTTGAAGGGCATCGCACTGGCGAAAATCCGGCCAGGTGGAAGGGCAATCTAGAGCACGTCCTTCACAAGCCGGACGTGTTGATTACGCTGTCGCACCATGCGGCTATGCAATACAGCGACGTCCCCACGTTCATGAAGGAGCTGAACAAAGTGTCTGGCGTGAGCTCTAAGGCACTTGAGTTGGCCGTGCTCACAGCCTGCCGATCGGGCGAAGTCCGCGGTGCCGTTTGGCCAGAATTCGATATCGAAAAGAAGATATGGACCATCCCGGCCATTCGCATGAAGTCCGGAAAGGAACACCGCGTCCCACTCGCGGAGCAGGCGATAAAGCTCCTTGAGGCCATGAGGCAGAAATCTGTCAACGAGTTTGTTTTCCCCGGCGTCCGAGACAAGAAGCCTCTTTCCGACGCCAGCCTCGGCAAGGCGCTTCAGGCGGCGGGTGGCGGCGCCTACACCGTTCACGGATTCCGGTCTACTTTCCGAGATTGGGCGACGGAAGTTGCCCATGCCCCGCGAGAGATCGCGGAAGCCGCCTTGGCCCACGTGGTTGGTGATGCGGTCGAGCGATCCTACGCTCGATCTGATGCGCTTGAAAGGCGACGCGCCCTCATGCAGGAGTGGGCGACGTACTGCTGCGGGTTGCTGTAAACGCGGTTTACTTACAAACGCGTCAAGAAGTTTATTGCAACCTCTGATGAATATCCATTTTGACTTTTTTGTAAGTTTACATCAGATTACGCCTTAGTTCCTGAGCCGATATGGCTCCGCCGCCCAGCGCTTCGGCGCAACGCATGCACCACTAACCCGGCTTTCCCTTCGAAAATTTCACCCTGTCAAGCGCTCGGACTCCATCCGGCGAGAGGAGATGTTTGTGCAACCTATGAATGACAATCTTCCAATGTTGATCAGCTTAAATGATGCGTGCCGTCTCACCAGCATGTCGCGCACGATGTTGAACCGATATCGTGCCGAAGGACGGTTCCCCGTGGCCGTAGAGCTTGGTGACCGGCGGGTCGCCTTCGTTCGCAGGGAAGTCACTGATTGGATACATAGTAAGATCGCCGCACGGGCGGCCTGATTTCTGGACATTCATCGGCCTGCTGCCGACAATACGCCACGCATTCACATTCCAACATTTTGCCGACCGGCCATGCGCCGGCGAGAGGAGAAATTCATGCCCATGATCGCCACCAAAGAAGGCATCAACATCAATTCCAACCACGTGGTGCAGTATTCGACGCTGCGAAACGGCCAAACCAGGTTCCTTCTGTCCACAGGGGAGGAGCAATCTGTCGAAGCCTACTCAGAAAACCTCGCAGACCTGTTCATCCCGTTAATCCCCGCCAATCCTGGGTTTGTCGCTGTGTTTGCGGAGCGGTTGGCCGACGGTACATTCCTCTACAGGCGCCGCAGCGTGATCGCCTGGCAGCGTGGCCCCGCTGGAAATTATCCGATTTTCTCCGGCTACTGTGATGATAGCGACACTGATTATGAGGTCGTCGTCGATCCCGATGGCGGGGTCTACGATTCGGATAAAAACATGTTCGCTTCTCTCGATGAATGGAAGGAACAATATGAGGCGGAGGCAAACGAACTGGCGACCGCGTCGAATAACGGCGGCATCAAGGCTGCCTGATGACGCCAACGATCCAAAGCATAGAGGCGGTCGAAAGACCGCCTTCGCCAGGTGCTGGAAGGACGATCGCTAAGTTCAGCGTGCAGCTCGGGGATGTCCGCATCAATGGACTTCTTCTGCGGGAGTACCCTGACGGAACGCGCCGAACCGTGTCAGGCAACATCGGCGGTCACCATGCGGTGACGTTCCGCCCTGAGATCGCCGAGAAAATCACTGCCGCAGCGTCGATAGCACTTCAAGGAGGCCAGCTTGCCCAAAATTCCAGCCATCACAAAGACTGAGACGGAATCGACGTTTGATGAAGCCGCAGTCCGCTCTCACATAGAGATGCTGAATCAGCTGGCTTCTGGACTTGCCGGCAAGTTTGTCGTGTCGACGTTCTTTGCCAATACGACTGGCGAGGATAGGGCCGGTGGCGTCATCAGCCATCATCCAGTTGGAGATGTCGACGGCATGGTCGAGGCGGTTATGTCTCACTCCAGCACGCCAAATGCAAACTGCTACATCTGCCCGAATTTGATGCGGCCAAGCCTTGAGAGAGGGAAGAAGGGCAGCGAATGCGACGTTCTCGCCGTGCTAGCCCTGGTAGCCGATCTCGACGATGATACAGGCCGATCTGGCACAATGCCGATTGACCCCAGCTACGTGGTCGAAAGCTCTCCCGGGAACTATCAGTGCTTCCTCCTGCTTGACCAGCCAATCCCGCCAGCTGAGGCAAAAGCGCTCGCAAGGGCGCTAAAGGTGGCGGCGAATGCCGATCACTGCACCGTGGACATGTCGCATGTCTGGCGCGTGCCTGGCGGCCTGAATTGGCCCAATGCCAAGAAGTTGGCACGCGGTCGCGCACCTGAGCCGGTCGCGGTGACTATCGCCGAGCCATGGGATGGTTCCCTCATTGGTGTCGACGAACTCCGCGCAACGTTGGAGCCGTGGACCGGCAAAGAAAGCGCTTCTGGACAGTTGGTGACACTCGGTGAATTGCCATCGCTCTGGGACGTGACTGTGTCGGAAACATCGGCCGCGCTGCTTTCTGCAAACGACGTTGGCGACAGAAGCGAGCATGCGGCACGTGTCGCAGAGCAGCTTGCGTTCGACGGACTGACTGCGGAGCAGGCATGTGTTGTGTTCTTGGCGGCGACTGGAGATTGGTTCGAACGGTACGAATCGAAGGACGCCAGCAAGGATTTCTCGAGGCTGTGGGCTAAGTTTGGCGTCCATCACGCAGAGGAGCGCGCCGTTGGGGATGCTGCTGCATCTGGCATGATCGCTAAGGCATCCCGCATGATTGCCACTCCGACCGCAGCAAATGACAACACTCCCAAACCTGATATTGCGCCTGTGCGCCCGGTCGACCCGTGGCTTCAACGCAAGCATCCACCGATGCCTGACGGTCTGCTTCCATCCGCCATTGAGGAGTTCGCGCGATCACAAGCGGAAATCATGGGTGTCGACCCCGGTGGGCTGGCAGTGTCCGCGCTGGCTGTCTGCGCAGCCGCCATCCCCGACAGCATCACCATCAAGGTGAAGCGCTACGACGACTGGCAGGAATCGGCGCGCATATGGGTAGCGCTGATCGGAAATCCAAGCGCTAAGAAGTCGCCGATAATCAATGCAGCATCCCGTCCGCTACGTGCCATCGATGAGAAACTCGTGCGCGAATACCTTGATGGAAAGCGCAAGTACGACGCCCTTGGGAAGGACGCCAAGGCGGAGACGTATCCGCCAAAACAGATAAGGGTCCGCATTGAGGACGTCACCATAGAGGCCACTCAGGAGATTCTCCGAGATAGCACGCAAGGCGTCCTTCTCGTGCGCGACGAACTGTCAGGCTGGTTCGGAAGCATGGAAAAGTACGGCAGCGGCAAGGGTGCCGCTGCGGATCGGAGCTTCTGGCTTCAATCCTTCAACGGTGGCAGCTACAGCGTAAATCGCGTTGGCCGCGGTGTTGTCGCAATCGATAATCTGTCGGTTTCGATGCTCGGCGGCATTCAGCCGGAACCAATCCGAAAGATCGCGACCGATGCAGCTGACGACGGTCTCCTGCAGCGCCTATTCCCAATCGTGCTTGGCCCGTCGAGCGTAGGCGTAGATGCGCCCCCAGCTGCTGCGGTCGGTGAGTATAGTGGGCTAGTGCAACGTCTACACACACTGCAGCGTCCAATGCTCGGTGGCATGAGCGAGGTTCCGCTGAAGTTTGATGCCGCTGGGCAAGCTCTGAGGCAAGAGCTGTCCGAGAAGCACCATGAAATGCAGGCCAGTTGGGAGATCATCAACAAGAAGCTGGCCGCCCATATCGGTAAGTACGACGGGCTGTTCGCACGCCTCTGTGTGCTCTGGCACTGCATCGAGTCAACGTCTGCCCGGCCCGCATCGGTCATACCCTTCGATACAACAAACCGCGTTGCGGAGTTTTTGCACGAGTTCCTGTTTCCCCATGCGCTCGCTTTCTACTCAAACGTTCTCGGTCTCTCTGACGGCCATGACGCGCTTCTTGCTACCGCTGGCTGGATCCTGGCTCATCAGCCAGAGAAGCTGACTGTTCGAGATGTTCGCCGCGGTGATCGCACGATGCGCGAGATGGATGACGAGGAGGCGGCAGAGGTGCTGCGCAAGCTCGACGCGATGGCATGGATTGATCCGATACCTCAGGTGCGTCGGGATTCGGTCGCGTACTCCGTGAATCCAGAGGTCTATTCCGAATTCGAGCATAGGGCGCAGCAAGAAAAGGCTCGACGTGCCAGAGTTCGCGATTTGATTGCATCTTCATCATCATAGACAACCGAAAGCAGACAACCGTCCGCAACTGTCCCTTGCGCGCATGGCAACACGATAGAATTTGAAACGCTCTCTGTAGAAAATCGAAAAATCATATGCCGCGCGTGCGCAATGGACAGTTGCGGACGCTTCAGAAACGAAAAGGAGGACACGAATGACCACCCCTAAACCAGTCTATCACTCTGAACTCCAGTGCTCGGTGCTGGGGATCAGCTACGACTTCTCTACCAGGCAGGGCGTTCTGTCGATGGCTGAAACAAACGCCTGCGACATGACAGGATGCATTGCGTTCTTTACGCGCATCGATCCAAAGGTGGATAGCATTCGGACGGTCGCGGGAGACACTGAGGACACCAGCTATCGGCTTATTGGCAAGGAGTGGCAGGCGAGGCCGCCGTCACGGCCGTGAAGCACTCCTAATGAGAAAGGCTCCCCTGCACCGCAGAGGAGCCTCCCGTTAGAACAGGCGACTAAAAAGCATCACGATCGAAACCATGCTGATCTGAAGATCAAGCCCCAATCGGAATGTCTTCGTCGACTGGCTGGCCTCGAGAACCAAAGAAGCGTGCATACGCATCTCCTAATCTCTGTGCGGAAGCCCTAGGTGAGCCGCGACCCACACGCCAGACTCTGATTGAGGGATTCCCGCCTTCCGACGAGAGCCGCTTATGCAGCCCGGTGTGCTCCCTCAAGCACGCGGCTGTTCCGAGTTGCATCGAACGTAACTATTGCGCCCGATGCGTTCAATACCTGCCCATGCAGATTTGGGTTTTATCCCCCAAAACCTTATATTTACACAGCATCCACCTCACGCAAATTCACTCCAATAACGAGGCCGACATGGCTCTTCGCATCAGAGTTCAAAACATATGAGTAGGCGAATTCGAACCGCGGAAGAGTCCGCGCGCCGTGAGACGGCGGCTGCCAAGTCGGCGATGTACACGCTGCTGGCCGACAGCACGGCGCCCCGGGATCCGCGAGGCCGAGGCGACCACTACCGCTCCCACCTGGCTGATGCGCATCGGACAATCGAGACCCTTCAGTTGCGGATCAAAGACATTGAAGCGGAGAGGGACAAGATTAAGCAGGCTCGCGAGTACGATCTTTCCTTATGCGTCACCCGAACCGCTGCCGAAGAAGCAAGGATGGCGGCCGCGCGATGGATGCAGGAAAAGGCAGCGACGTTGTTTGAAGACGAGGGTGGAGTTCCGACCCCGGCATCAGAAGCAATCCGCGATTTAGCATACCCGAAACCGAAATGGAGCAAGTGATGTCAGCACCCCAGAAGCACCGCGACCTTTCGCAACTATCCGCACTCCTTGCGACGCACACCGCCCCAGTGACAGCCAAGCCCAAGAAGGCACGCGCTATCACTCCGGCCAACGACAACAAGCCTGCGCGGGCCAGACTGGCTTGGCCGGCATTCGAACGCCTAGCGCATCGCGGAGACTATTCGCGCCTCTTTGCCCTCAGACATTGGAAAAATTTGAACTTCCCTGGCTCCGAAATTGATGTGCCCGAAGAGGGAAATTACGATCCGGAGGTCGCGATCGAAACAAGGCCGTCTGAAGGAGAGCTACTCTCTTCCGTCGGCTGGAAAGTCATCGACCGCGAGCGCTGGTATTTCACAAATGAGATGGTCAACATCTACGAGCCCAAGCCTTCAGTCGAGACCAGACTGAAGAACAGGAATGGCGGCACGGATACCTCGCTCGGAGCGTTGCTCTTTCGCGATGGGAAGCTCATGCAGTGGGGCGAGACAAGAAAAGGCGCAGCTCTTAAGCCGGTTGAACGCACTCGCGGTGTCAAGGGTGGTGCTGATCCATCGCGGTCTGAAAGTGCGATCTGGGCTTACCTGAAACTCAACGGAGCTGTCTCACCGTTTACCGCGCGCCCATACGTAACGCCTATATCGGCAGAACCTGCGATTCACGGCTGCTATGATCCATTGCCGCGCGTGGAGCCCAACGCGAAAGATCGTTGCGGCCGGTTCGGTGTGGAGGAAGCACGCGAGATTCTTCGGCGTTTGGGGGTCGACGGCAGCGTACCATTCGATCAATTGCGAGTTCCTGCCACCCGATGTGAGAACGGTCTCGTTGCTGGAGACCAGTGGGTCGGTGGCGTGAAAAAGCCCAAGCCGCTCGGTGAGATCTCGTCGTCGGCCGGCCGTGAGCCTGAGTTTGTCCGTCACGTCGAGACCATGTCGTATGTAGACTATCTGCGGCGTCAGCTCGACCAGCACGCGACGGTGCTCGATCTCGCAATCACGGACGCATCTGCAAAGTCTATCGGCATGGCGATGGGGCAGGCGCCAGCGTACGCCGAGAAGAGGGGACCGGCTCTTATCGACGCAGCTATTGATGTGCTGATTGCGATCGATGAGACGGCACGGGGTGCATTCGTGCCGGCTGAAGAGAAAATTGCGGCGTGATGTCCGGTTAACCGCTGGTTCGCAGCGTATTATTATGAAGGGTTTATCCCAACGGCCGCCTTGTGCGGCCGTTTTCTTTGAGGCGCTGAATTCGAGCGGACGTTCTAAACTCGCTATCGATGCCGGGCCAGCCTCAGAGCCATTACCTGGCGCGCCTCCTCCGCGACAGGTAATCCTGCCGCTGGTTGAGCTTCAGAGCTCCCAGCGGCTTTCGTTCTCCTGCTGGATGCCTTGTCAGCTTTTATCGACTTGCTTTACGTATACTGATCCCACCAGGCCATGTAGACGGAATGCACCGGCTCGTGCGGGGAGATACTGAGGGGACGACCCTGACTTGGAAAGTAACGCTGCTCACGCCGATGTGGGCAATATTTCTTGAACAGAATATGCTTTCGATCCTGCTTCACGTGCTCCTGTAGCATCTTTTCCAGATGCATTGCATCGTCCAGCCGCAGTCCGTTGGCGAGCAGTACCATGTACTGGTATCCGTGCATGTTGCTATATTCTGTCAAGCGATTTTTGATCGGTCTTCGTGTATAGCCGATCATGTATTCTTTAACGTACTTTGATGCAGCGATGCACCAAACGGTATTGTAGTACTGCTCGATTGTGGCGGAGCGAAGCATTGATTCCTCAACGAATTTTGTCGAATTTCATATAGATACACTACTACATGAACACCTGATTATTTATGTACCAGTTGCCCTATGCGCCTCCTCTCGCAGCGTGGCAATCCTGCGGTCGCTCCCTTCGGGTTGAGCGGACGCTTTCGCTTCTGCGACAAGTGCTGTAGATACCTCCCGAGAACGTCTCAGCAACTTTCGGTCAACTTCTTGTTGACCTCTCAATATTTTTGACCCATATATTGATTGCTTCAAGGCTCTGTCCAAGGCCTCAATTGGATAATTAGAGAAAGCTCGCGGGGGTGATGACCTAGCGAGCTTTTTCGTTTTGAGAACGAGCCACCGCATCGGGCGGTGGTCGCCATTCCATTTATCGACCCTTAAAGTGATCGATAATCTGGATTACTGTCAACACTGCACCAGGCAGAGACAGAACCAGAAGTAACACTGCTTCAAGACTCAAAAAGCCTCCTTTCCATGCTGGCTCGAGTTGGATTGTCTCTTGATGAGAGAGACCTCGCGACGCAACCCACAGCATTGTTTCATCCCGTGCTGAAACAAGTTTTTTCGTCGGCTCATCGTTGCCACGCCCTAAGGTGGCAGTTCGTTAAGGCAATATCAACGATGAATTTTACGCAAAATTAAGAAGCGCAATTGATTTCATTGTTTGTATTACGCGCCGGGCTCTTGCGAGATTTCTCAGCTGGATGAAGTAATGTCGGCCCGTGAACCGCTAAGAAATCAAGCTTTCGCAACAAGATCAGATGGCCGCTCAGAAGAAGCCACGCTCTACCGCCGGCTCTACCTATCATCGCGTTGGCGCCGCATCCGTCACCACCAGCTAGCCGCCCAACCGCTTTGCGAGTGGTGCGTAGAAGCCGAGATCGTGACCGAAGCGACCGAGGTGCACCATGCCACGCCTCATAGAGGCGACCTTGACTTGTTCTGGTCGGGTCCATTCATCAGCACATGCAGGCCATGCCACGCTTCCCGAGGGCAGCTCGAGGACAATGGCAAGACCGTGGTCCGGTATGGGCCGGACGGCTGGCCCCTCTGACGGGCAGGGGGTGGTCCATTGTTATGGAACATCGCCGCCGCCTTACCGGTGTCCCCGCATCGCGCACGCATCTGCATTTCAAAATATGACCCACCTGATTAGGATTTCGCCAGATGGCCAGGCCGAGAAATCCCCTCGGCAAGGCAACGACCGAGGGCAGAGACAAGATCAATGCCGGCCGGTTCAAAGGACGCAAAGAGCCCAGAGGCAACGGTCCGCTAGGTGCTCCGCCAAAATGGCTGGCAGATACCGAAACGAACAAGTCGCGTTCCGCATGGCTACTTTTCCAGAAGGAAATTCCTTGGCTCACGGAATCGCACCGAATGCTCGTCGGCATGGCGGCTAACATTCAGGGGCGCATCATGGCCAATCAAGATGTTGGCGTTCAGGCGATGAACCTTCTCAGGCAATGCCTCGGCCAGATGGGGGCAACCCCGGCTGACGCCACAAAGGTTGCGGTGCCGGATGGCGACGACGAGAAAGACGACCTCCTCGACTAGTGCGCTGGATCGCGTGTCCGCTTATGCGCGATCGGTCCTCGACGGTAAGACAGTTGCCGGTCCTCACGTTCGAAACGCTTGCCGCAGACACCTAGCTGATCTGACCAACGGTCATGAGCGCGGGCTGTCTTGGGACGACGCGGCGGCCACACGTGTTTTCCGATTCTTTGAAGAGCGCCTGCGCCTGAGCGACGGCCAGTTCGACGGCAAGCCGTTCAAGCTGCATCCGTCGCAGGCTTTCAAACTTGGATCCATCTTCGGATGGAAAAGAGCAGACGGTAGCAGACGCTATCGCACGGTCTACATCGAGGAAGGTAAAGGCAACGGCAAGTCGCCGTTTGCGGGCGGCATTGGTCTCTATGGCCTCATGGCAGACGCTGAGCCCGGCGCGCAGATTTATGCGGCGGCAGCAAAAAAAGACCAGGCGCAGATCCTGTTTCAGGACGCGTGCAAGATGGTCCGGCAGGCACCAGCCTTGAACGATCGGCTGAAATTTAGCGGCGGCATGGGCAAAGAATTCAACATCGCCCATCACCGGTCACAGTCGTTCTTTCGCCCGATCTCCAAGGAGGCAGGCAAGACCGGCTCAGGGCCACGCCCGCACATGGCCCTCTGCGATGAGGTCCATGAACATCCTGACCGCAGCATCATGGAAATGCTGCAGCGCGGCTTTAAGTTTCGGCAGAACCCTCTGCTTTTGATGATCACAAACTCCGGCAGCGACAGGAATTCGGTCTGCTGGGAGGAGCGCGAGCGCGCGGTCAAGGTTGTGGCCGGCACTCAGACGCCAGACGACGATTTTACTTTCGTGGGCGAGGCGTGGGAGGGCAGTGACAGCGTCTTCGCGTTTATCTGCGGCCTCGATAAAGACGATGATCCGATGACGGACCCGTCGTGCTGGGTGAAGGCGAATCCGCTCCTCGGCACGATCCTGACAGTCGATTACCTGGCTGGGGTGGTTGCCGAGGCTAGGGCAGTCCCTGGCAAGCTGAATAACGTTCTTCGCTTGCACTTCTGCGTCTGGACGGACGCCGACAAGGCTTGGATGTCTCGTGCAACGGTCGAGACGGTAATGGCGCCGTTTGATCCGGAGGAGCACGCCGGCAAGGATGTCTACCTAGGCATCGACCTTGCAGGAACCAAGGACATGGCTGTTGTCGCGTGTGTCGTCCCCACTGGTATGGTAGAAGTCGTTCGTGCAGACAGTAGCGTGGCAATTCTGCCGACCTACGATGCCTGGATTGAGGCATGGACGCCGGGCGATACCTTGGCGGCCAGGACCGCGGCAGACAAGCAGCCCTATGACCTTTGGGTCCGTGACGGGTTTCTCAACGCTCCACCAGGTCCGCGCATCCGCTTCGATATCATTGCCGCTCGAGTGGCTGAGATCAACAGCACCTACAACATCAAGGCGATCGCCTATGACAATTACGCGTTCGCCAAGTTCAAAGATGAGCTAGATGCGTTCGGCGTAGAGGCTGAGACCCTGCCACATCCCCAAGGCGGGAAGGTGAGGGCCAGGCCATCTGAGGCGCGCGTCGAGGCAGCTAAGGCCGCCGGCGAAAAAGCGCCGCTCGGCCTGTGGATGCCCGGCTCTGTCACCGAACTCGAAAACCTCATCATCGATGGGCGCATCCGACTTCGCAGCAGTCCAGTCCTCATGTCGGCTCTCATGGGTGCGACCTTCAATCATCCACCCGACCCGCACGGCAATCGCTGGTTCGTCAAGACGCGGGCTTCGGTTCGCATAGATTCTGCCGTGGCCGTTGCTATGGCGGCAGGAGCCGCAGCGGACGGCGGCGTTGAAATCGCACCGATTGCATCCCCATGGGATGACCCGAACTTCCAACTAATGGCGGCGTAATGGCTATCAAAGACTGGTTTTCCCGCCAGAATGCGGTGAAAGCGCCGGAGACGCGCGCGAGCATTGAAAATCCAACAGTGCCGGTGAGTGCCGAAAATTTTATGGCGTTCTTCGGCGTGCAGAGCGCAAATCTGCCTCACGTCACCATCGACAATGCTTTGAACGTGCCGGCTGTAATGGCTGCTGTGGCGTTCATGTCCCGCACGCTGGCGGCCTTGCCGCGGCACGCCTACCGGACCCGCAAGGGCAACGGAGAGCGTATCGGCGGCAAGCTTGAGACGGTGGTAAACTCAGCACCAAACGACACTGTAGGCGCCTTCAAGTTCTGGCAATGGTTCTGGCAGCAGGTTTTTACCGGCGGCCGCGGATTGGCCTACATCGAGCGTACGCCGCAGGGCATCGACTCGCTATGGCCGATGGATCCAACGAAAACCAACATCAAGCGTGTCGGATTCAAGGTCACCTACGAATACGAGGGCAAGACCTACGACGCGGCCGACGTAATCGACGTGCCGTTCATGCTGAAACCTTGCGGGCTTCGGCATTACGGCCCGATCAACAAAGCGTCGAAAGCCATCCAGCTTGCGCTCGCAATGAATGATTACGGCAGCAACTTCTTTGCCGGCGGCGGTGTTCCTCCGCTTGCATTAGAAGGCCCGTTGCCGGCTGGCGCCGAAGCGATGAAGCGCGCGCAGGCCGATATCAAGCGGTCTGTGGATGCAGCTAAGAACGCGGCCGAGCCAATCTTCCCAATTCCGACTGGCTACAAACTGTCGCCCGTCGGTATCGATCCTGCCAAAGGCCAGATGATCGAGGCGCGCCGTTTTCAGGTCGAGGAGATCGCACGTGCCTGGCAGTTGCCTCCGGTATTTCTGCAGGATCTCACGCGCGCCACATTCAGCAATGCCGAGCAGCAGGATCTGCACCTGGTCAAGCACCTTATAGGTCAGTGGGCAAAGGCGCTCGAGGACGAGATGAACCTGAAGTTCTTCGGGCGGTCTGGCGGCCGGTACATCGAGCACGCGCTCGATGGTCTCCTTAGAGGAGACTTTAAGACCCGCATGGAAGGCTATGGAATTGCCATCCAAAATGGCATCCGCAAGCCCGATGAGATTCGTGCCTTGGAGAACCTGCCAGCCGAAGGCGGGCCGGCTGACAAGCTCTACATTCAAGGTGCGACGGTGCCGCTCGGCACCTATCCAGCCGCGGCGGCTGCCAACGACAACAATACCGATGATGAGGCCGTTGCGGCATGACAACCAACATTGAAAAGCGCAGTTATGTCGGCGCGGTCGAGCACCGTGCCGACGACGGCAAGCGCACGCTTATTGGCTATGCCGCCAAGTTCGAGCGGCTGGCCATGATCGGCAGCTACTTCCAAGAGAAGATCGCTCCTGGCGCCTTCTCTTCGGCGATCGGCGGCGACATTCGTGCGCTGGTTGATCACGACCCGGGCCGCGTTATCGGCCGGACAAAGAGCGGCACGCTCCGGCTGTCCGAGGACGGCACTGGCCTGCGTGTCGAGATCGATGTGCCGGACACCACCGATGGCAACGATCTCTGGGTACTAGTCGAGCGCGGCGACATCAGCGGCATGTCGTTCGGTTTTCGAGTTACCAAAGAAACTTGGGATGAGACCGGCGATGTTCCTGTGCGCACGATTCAAGCCGTGGAGCTCTTCGAGGTCTCCGCGGTCGCGTGGCCCGCATACGAAGACACCACGATTGGCCTCCGGTCGCTTGATGCGGCTCGGGCTGATGGCGATTTGGCGAGCCGCAATGCGACCGCAGCCGCCAGGCGTGTAGCTGAGAAGCGCGCTGCGATGGAACAGAGAATTCGGGGCATCCGGCAGGACGCTTCGTAGTCACCCGGCACCGGCCGGAGGGCCGGACCACACGTCCTGCCATTCACAACAACTGATCACAGCTCGCTACCGCGGGCTTTTTTATTGGAGAAATGCATGTCCCTTAAGGATCTGAGCGAGAAGCGTAACAAGCTCGTCCATGACGCGCGCGAAGCACTCGACGCCATCACGGCAAATACCGACCAAGCCCGCGCATCTGAGCTCGATACCCGGCACGACGCAATCATGGCTGAGTTCGACAGGGTCGAAAAGCTGATCGAACGAGAGCAGAAGCTCTCGGAGATCGAGAAGCGCTTCGAAGAGCGGCGCGTAGAGCGGCGCCCGGTCTCCGGCGATGGCGAAGCTCGTGGCCAGGATGCTGATGACCAGCTTTCCTACCGCCATGTGTTTGCGAAGGTAGTCTGCGGCGGGCTCGACGATCTGAGCGCTGAAGAGCGCGCAGTTTTGAGGCAGGGTGCCGCCAAGTTCGAGCAGCGTGCTCAGACCGCCGGCACGACGACTGCGGGCGGTTTCACGGTTCCGACAGAGCTGGCCAACGAGATCGTCAAGTCTATGCTGGCGTGGGGTCCGATGTACGACGGCGATGTCGCACGCGTCATTACGTCTTCCGCGGGCAACCCCATGAAGGTGCCTACGGTCAACGACACTGCGAAGTCGGCTGGGGCACACACTGAAGGCGCCGCGCTGACCGACGATGGTTCTGAAGACGTTACGTTCGGTCAGAAGTCGCTCGACGCATACGTCTTCGACACCGAGTTCATCCGGTGGTCGTTCGAACTCGAATCCGACTCGATCTTTTCCATGGAAGCTCTTCTGGCGGATCTGCTTGGTGAACGCCTTGGCCGCATTGCCAACGCACAGCTCACGACCGGCACCGGTTCGTCGGCACCCAACGGTGTCGTTACCGCATCAACGCTCGGCAAGACCGCGGCTTCGGCCACGGCACTGACCTGCGACGAGTTGATCGATCTGGAGCACTCGGTGAACCGAGCATACCGCAAGTCGCCGAAGGCAGCGTTCATGATGAACGATCTGACGGTCAAGGCCGTGAGGAAGCTGAAAAATTCCGACGGCGATTATATCTGGTCGGCCGGCGACGTCACCCAGGGCCGACCGGCTACGCTGCTCGGCTACAAGCTGAACGTAAATGACTCCATGGCCGATATTGCCACGGGACAGAAGACCGTTCTGTTCGGTGACTTCAACAAGTATTTCGTCAGAAAGGTCGGTTCCCCGGTGATCGGCGTTCTGCGTGAACGCTTCTGGCCGGATCTCGGCATTGCCGGCCTGATCCGCTTCGACGGAGAGCTCGCAGATACAGCGGCGATCAAACATCTCATCCAGGCGTAGTGAAGCGCGGGCTGGCCTTCGGGCTGGCCCGCCTCCCTCAGGAGGCGACATGCTTTTGAAAATGACAACGGGCCTTTCCGGTCCCGACTTAAATCTCGCCCCTGGCGACAAGCATGAATTTGGCGACGGCGAGGCGGAGCGCTTGATTGAAGCGGGCTTCGCCGTGAAGGCAGATGCTGATGATGCTCCGGTCGCAGCGCCGGCTCGCAAGAAGGGCAAGGCGAATGTGGTATCCACAGAGAGTGACCCAGGCGCCGAGTGAGCCGATCTCGAAAGAGGAAGCAAAGCGTCAGTGCGTCGTCCTTCACGACGATGATGACGCGCTCTTCGACGCACTGATTGCCGCGGCACGCGACTATGTCGGGCGGTATTGCAACACGCCATTGGCCACTCAGACCATCGAAGTAAAATGCGATGCGTTTTGCGATTTCGAACGCCTGCCGTCCGCGCCGGTTCAATCGGTCACCTCGATCTCGTACGTAGCCACGGACGGCACGGAAGCGACCGTTGCGCCGGGCGATTTTGAGCCGCGCTTCGACGGACTAGAGGCATCGATTATTTCGGCATACGGCAAGCAGTGGCCGGTTCCCCGCAACGGATCTCGCATCACCCTGACTGCGATCGTGGGATACGAGTCGCTGCCACCATCCATCAAACACGCAATGCTGCTTTGGATCGCTGAAGCCTACGAGAAGCGCGAAAACGACGCGCCTCCGAGTTGGACCGCATTCGACGCGCTGCTCTGCAATCATAGACGCGGCTAAGCCGCAGGAGAAATTCCATGACCGATCTAGTTGTAACTCCCGCGAACGTCCTAGCCGCCAGCAATGCTGAGCGCGACAATGGCATCGCCGGCGAAACCATCGTGGCCGGAAAGGCCATTTATCTGGCCTCCACCACTAACCGCTGGATGCTCGCCGACAGCAACTCGGCGACGGCAGAGGCCCGCGCAGCCAAGGGTATTGCACTCAACGGCGCCTCGGTCGGCCAACCCGTGTCGTTCCAGAAGTCTGGCGATATCACGATCGGCGCCACGCTGGTTGCCGGTACGTCATATTTTTTGAGCGATAGCCCTGGTGGGCTTTGCCCACTCGCGGACGTCGGCTCGGGCGAATATGTCGTCCTCATCGGCATCGCGAAGTCGACGAGCGTCCTGCAGCTCAGCTTCCAGTATCCTGGCGTAGCGCTCTAATGCCATGGGTTCGCTTTCTGGCGGACTACGACTGGCGGGCCACGCCCGCCGTCACCATCGCCTACAAAGCCGATACGGTCGCCAATGTGACCACTCCTTGCGCAGCCGCGGCGAAAGCCGCTGGCAAGGCTGAGGCGTGCCAACGCCCGAAGGACAGCAATAGATGACCGATACGCGTGGCGCGGGTAAGTTGCGCGAGAAGTTGCTCTTCCAGCGTCGCGCGATCATCGATGACGGGATGGGAAACGAGCAGTCCGGCGAATGGGAAACGAAGTTTACCGCGGCGGCAGAACTAATCCCACTCAAGGGCGGCGAGCCGGTCATGGCGGCGCGCTTGAGTGGGACGCAACCATACATCATCCGCATCAGGTCATGCACTGCTGCGCGCGAGGTGACGCCAGCATGGCGTGCCGTTGATGCTCGCAACCCTGCCAGACTTTTCAACATCACGGCTGCCGTCGATCCCGACAATAAGAATGCCTGGATTGATGTCATGGCCACACAGGGAGTTGCGACCTGATGGCTATTACCGCTGATTTGAAGGGTCGTGAAGCCCTGATGCGCCGGCTTAATCAGTTGGCGCCGAACGTCGAGAAGTATGCCGCTGAAGCGAAAATGGAAATAGGCAAGGATGCTGCGAAGCAAATTGCCGCCAACGCCCCACGCGACACAGGCGACTATGCCGACAGTTTCAAAGCCGAGCTTGTTTCAGCTAATCCGGACAAGGCCACGGTCGGCATTTCCGTGACGAAGGATCCGTCGGCAGTAGGCATTTATGCGAGCTACATTTTCCGCTTCCTAGAGTTCGGAACTGCGCCGCATTCGACGGTAAAGGGCGGCGGCACTGTTCTCGGCAAGAAAACGGCTGCCGCATCAGGAGCGGGAATACACCCAGGAACGCCAGCGCAAGCCCATATTTTTCCCACTTGGCGGTCGCTCAAGAAGAAGGCCCGCAAGAGGCTTTTGGCGGCAGTCAATAAGGGTGTCCGCGAGGCGATGGGGAAGACATAAATGGCCAGCCCAGAGCTTGAACTACAAGGCGCGCTTGTTGCGCGCCTGAAGGCCGATGCATCCCTGACTGTGCTTGCGCAGGGCAGGGTGTATGACCAGCCTCCGTCGCCTGTCGTTTATCCGTACGTTACAATCGGCGAAGCGCAGACGCTACGTGATGACGCGACATGCGTCAGCGGCTCGCAGATCTATCTGACGCTGCACGCTTTGTCGTCGCAGGTCGGGTTCCCGGAAGTGAAGCGGATAGCCGATGCGGTCGTCGAAAGCCTGCATCTGGCGCCAATCACGCTGCCGACCAATCGATTGATTTCAATCATGCACCGACAGACGCGAACCTTTCGCGATTCTGACGGGCTCACGTCGCATGCCGTCTTGGAGTTCGTCGCTCAGACTGAAAAGCCGTAGCCTAGCGCCGGCCACCACCACACACCACACTACATTGGAGACAATATCATGGCAGATGGCCAGCAGCTCGGTCGGCTCTTGTTAATTCAAGTATCCGACGGCGGATCTCCTACTGAGATCTTCACTAACCTTTGCGGCCTCAAAACCCGCAGCTTCAACATGTCTGCATCCGAGATCGACACCACGATCCCGAGCTGCACCAATCCAGGCGGCCCGGTCCAGAAGACCAGCCGGCCAGGCATCTCGAACCGCACGTTCAGTGGCTCCGGCAACTTCGTGTCGAGTGCGGCGTCCGACATCTTCATGGGTCACGTGCGTGCCGCCGAGGCGTTCAACGCCAAGGTAATCGTGCCGGGCGACGGCACTTACACAGGATCATGGATGATTACCGACTTTAGTTATTCTGGCGATGTCGAGACCAACATGGAATTCAGCGCGACATTCGTTGCTGCTGACGTCCTGTCGTTCACGGCCGAAGTTTAATCATGGCAATAGAGGAGAAGACCATGGCTGAGCCCATCTTTAAACACGCAGTCAATGAGGCGCGCGGAGAAGCGCGCCTCGTCATCGACGGCGTAGAACTCGTTCTTGCTGCCGAAATGGGGCGACTGTCGGCTGTTTCCAGCCGGCTGCAGTGCAAGTCGCTGAACGACCTGTTCATGCGCCTGTCGGGCGTTGAGGCGGCCGCTACGCTGGCCGGCATTGAGCTTCTGACGGTTAAGGGCAATGCGCTCGAGGCCATCACGAAGATCAAGCTCAAGCACTTCCCGGCATGCGCCGCTGCCTTCTCAACGATCCTGGCGCACCACTTCGATGGTGACGAGGGAAACGCGGAAGCCGTCGGCGAGACGGCGTAGACCACAAGCCTGACGAAGAAATGCCATTCCGCCAATGGATGCGGACTGGCTTGGGTGGGTTGGGGTGGCGTCCAGCAGACTTCTGGTCTGCGACGCTGACTGAATTCTTTGAGGCCATAAACGGCCACAACGAGGCGCAGGGCGGCGGCGAAGATTCGACGGCGGCACCGAGTGTGGATGAAGTCGCGGCTCTGGTCGCGAAGTATGGTTAGAGCGGCGCCAGTTTGACTGCGGTGCCGCTGGCGGCCACGAACAAGATGCCACCACTGCCAGACGTAGAGAGCTCGTTATAGTCCAAGTCGACTGCAATCACGGCATCGGCGCCGACCGCGGCCGCTTCTCGACGCAGTTCTTCCAAGCATGCAAGTCGTGCTTCCCTCAGGGACTTCTGAGAGGAGTTTGACCGACCGCCGACAAAGTCTCGCCAGTTATTGGCGATGTCGCGGAAGATGTTCATTCCGAGAGCAGCCTCTGCGGCGATGATAGATATCACGCTTTCTACCTTGCGGTTCGGAACGTCGATCGAAGTTGTCAAGACGATAGCCGCGAGTTGTTTCGTTCTCGCCTCTTGCTCCGCGAGATCTCTGCAGTCGATGCAGAGTGTATTTGCAGACCCAGACCCTAAATAAAAGCTTTTCCCACAGCTGCTGCAATTTGGCACGAAAACCCCTCCCAAGGCCCGCGACCATGCGGGCTTTTTCAATTCTAGGATGCGCGCAGCATGGCTGACAATACCGATGATCTGATTATCAGTATCTCGACTGACCAGGCCACACTCCGCCGCAGCATCAAGCGTATCGAGCAGGATCTAGGCACGCTTGCCGGAAGTGTTCAGAAGCAGTTTTCGGCTGTCGGCAAATCGATCGACAACTCCGTCTCCTCGACGCTTCAAAACCGCATCAACGGCATGGTTGGTATCGGCAAGGCGGCCTCCAAGGAATGGACCGGCGCGCTTGCAGATCAGGGCAAGGAGCTTGAGCGGCTTCGTACTCGCTATTCGCCGCTGTTTGCCACCATCAACCAATACAAGACCGCTGTTTCCGACATCAAGCAGGCGCACGCGCTCGGCGCCATCTCTGCCAATGAGATGGCCACGGCAATCAGCCGCGAACGGCAGGCCGCCCTGGCGTCTACGGCCGCGATCAAGGGTCGCAATGCAGCATTGGCTGCCACGCCGTCGCAGCGCGATGGCGGTGGCTTCCAGACCGCCAATATAGCGGCACAGTTTCAGGACATCGCAGTAACATCTGCGATGGGCATGAACCCTCTGCAGATCGCTCTGCAGCAGGGCACGCAGCTTTCATCCGTACTCGCCACGATGGGCACCGGCAAGCAGGTAATCGGCGGCCTAGCTGCGGCGTTTACCAGTCTTGTGAGCCCGGTCTCTCTGGTGACCATTGGCCTGATAGCCGGCGGCGCCGCTGCTATCCAGTATTTTTCGTCCATCGCAACCGGTGGCGACCAAAGCGCCGAGAAGCTCAAGGAGCAGGCGCAGCTTATTCAGGACTTGGCAACGCGATGGGGCGACGTAATCCCAGCCCTGCGCGAGTATGCCAATGAGCTAACTCGCGCGAAAGATGCGTCCGAAATTCGGCAGGGCGTCAGCCTCGTCAATGAGAAAACGCTCGAGTCGGTTCGCAAGGGTATAGACGACACACGCGCCACATACGCTGCGTTTGTCGCAGACTTGCGTGTCGGTGGTGAAGAACCGGAAGTTATCAAGCAGTTTGAAGACGCCTATCAACGGTTTGCAAAGGCGGCAAACGATGGCAAACTGGAAGCCGCTGACGTTCAGCGTGTTCAGGATGCCCTTGCTGCGGCGATAAATAGTTCCGGCATACCCGCCGTCTCAGAGTTCAAAAAAGCATTCGACGAACTATCCGCAAGCGCCGAGGCGGCCGCTAAAAAGGTCGGAGAATCCAACGAAGCGTTGCGCGCGATCCCAGAAACGACGTGGCGCAGTTTTGACCCGCAGACTGGTAAACCGGGAACCAACGCGCAGCCGTGGGACGAAAACATCCAAAACCCTGGCTTTATGACGCCAGAGGTTGGGCCAACGCCACAGCGCCGACCAAACATAGAACTCGAGGGTCTGCCTGGCGCCGACAAGGCGATGAAGAGCGCCGAAAGCGCCGCCACGAAGGCCGCCAACGCCTATCGCGATCTGCAAAAGGCCGCCGATGACCGCATCGGCCAGGTTAAGCAGGAAATCGACCTGCTCGGCAAATATGGCATCGAGGCGGACGCTGCTCGCTTTTCGCTGGATTTGTTCCAGCAGGCGGAAGACAAGGGCAGATCTCTCTCCGCTTCGCAGCGCGCAGAAATCCAGAAGAAAGTTGATCTTTACAAGCAGTATTCGGAGACGCTTTCCCAGGCGAGGCTATCCCAGGATCTGCTGAATGACATGCGATACAACTCGCTGTCGAAGGAAGATCAGAAGATCACGACGACGCTCCGTCAATACGGGCTTCCGGAAGATTTAAGCAGCGATCAGGCTGGCCAGATCAGGCAGTCGATTAAAGCCGAGGATCTTCGCGGTGACCTCAAGGATTTTGCGTCCGACTTCAAATCTGCTTTGCTCAACAATGGCGGCGACATCGGCAAGGCTTTTGCCGACAGCATCGAAAACGCCATCCTGAACCAAGTCTCGAAGATTTGGGATAAGTTGTTTGACCAGATTATCAACGGTATCGTCGGAAGCGTAACTGGACAGGCTGGCGGCGCGAAGAGTGGCATCAGTGGTGCAATTACCGGCGCCATTAGCGGCGGCTCGTCTACCGGCGGCGCTGCGGCGACAAGCAAGGCCGTAGTTTCTAGCGCCGGTTCTGCCGTCGACAAAGCTTTCAAACTATTAGGCGCCAACGAAAACACGAATACGTCTTCGATTAATGCCTTCCTGAAGGAGGGCGGCGTTGATCTCAATGCGGCACAGACAAAGTGGTGTGCGGCGTTCGTTAATTCGTCGCTCGAGCAGGTCGGCATCAAGGGTAGCGGTTCGCAGGTTGCGAACAGTTTCCTTGATTGGGGCACGAAGATCGACCCCAGCCAGATCCTCAAGGGCGACGTGCTGGTGCAGAACCGCGGACTCGGCGCCAATCAGGCTGGCGGGCACGTCGGCTTTGCTACGGGCGCTACTCGTTTTTCCGGCGGCCAACAACAGCTTGAGATGCTTTCGGGCAATCTCAGCGACGGCGTCGGCAAGGAATGGGTCAGCGCCATGGAGGTCCAGGCGCGGCGCGCGACCGATGCTGCCAGCAGCCTTAGCAAGGTTGCCAGCACGGCCAGCACAGCAACCGACGGACTTGGAAAACTAGGCAGCGGCCTCACCAGCTTTGGCAGCAATCTTAGTTCTGCCGGTGCGGGTGGCGGGTGGGGGCAGCTTGCCGGTGGTGGTGGCTTCGATTGGGCTTCACTTTTTAGCTCATCATGGAAGCCGAACACGACATTTGGCGCGTTTCTTGGACTTGCTGACGGCGGCCACGTAGCCGGTGCTGGCGGACCAACCGACGATGCCATTCCGGCGATGCTGTCGAACGGAGAGTACGTCATCAATGCCGCGTCGACGCGAAAGCATCGCAGGCTTCTTGACGCCATCAACTCAGGCACTGTCGCCAAGTTGGCGAAGGGTGGTTTGGCAGGTCCGTCACTTGCCCCTTCTGGTGGCGGCTCCGGCAACAGCAATGTTGAGGTGAACATCATCAACAACAGCGGCGCTCAGATCTCGAAAAAGGAGCGCAAGACCGCTTCTGGCAAAAGCTTGGATATCGTCATCGACGATATGGTTGCTGATAAGATGAACCAGCCAGGATCGCGCTCCCGCGGCGCTGTGCAGTCACAGTTTAACCTGAAGAGTGGATTGGCGAAACGATGACAGCAATCTGGCCAGACGATTTGCCTAGGCGCTTCATAGTGTCCTCATATCAGGAAGCGCGGCCCGACAATGTCGTTTATTCCGAGGTGTCGATCGGGCCAGCAAAAGCCCGTCGCCGCACCACGGCGAACGTTTGGGATCAGGGCGGGACAATGGTTATGACCTATAGCCAGTACCGCTCATTCCTGCGCTTCTTGTCCAACGACATCAGTGACGGCGCCAAGGCCTTCTGGTTTCCGGATAGGCTTGGTGGCGAGAATATTCTGGTTCGCGTCAAGGAGCCGCCCAAAGCAACGCTCGATGGCAATCTTTGGCAAGTCTCCATTGCGCTTGAGGTGTTGCCGTGAGCCGTACCGTTTCGTCGACATTTATCTCTGCTGCAAATGCGCAGGAGACGGGTGAGGTAATCATCTGTCTCCTGACAGTCACGCATGACGAAATCCCTGGGCCGGTCTATCTATCGAGCGACGCAACGGAACGGCTGTCTTCTGACCCATTGATCTACGGCACGACAAGCCGTGGCAACCAATATCTATACCTGCCGTTTGAATTCACGCTGCCTGATGACCGAAGCGATAGCCCTCCGCGGGTTGTCCTGACGATGGATAACACCGATCGGTCGATGGTCGAGTTGCTGCGGTCAATCTCTACGCCCGCCGACGTTTTGGTCGAAATCGTTCTTGGCTCCGATCTTGATCAGGTCGAGCTCGTCATGCCAGCATTGCAATTAAGCGATGTGACTATCAACGAAGGGAGCATATCGGCCTCCCTGGTCGCCGACTCACTCATTAACGAGCCATATCCAGCCGGGGTCTTTACGCCGGGCGCATTTCCGGGGCTGTTCTGATGTTGGTCGCTAGCCTGTCGAACTTCGTTGGCATCCCTTATGTCGCGCACGGGCGCGGATATGAAGGCGCGGACTGCTGGGGGCTGCTTTTCCTCTACTATCGCGATGTTCTCGGCACTCCAATTCCATCCTATTCCGCTGAGATGCAGGAGCGAGAGTTCCACCGCAGAGATATCGGCCCGCTCGTGGATGCCGAGATCGAGCGGCTGTGGCTGCAAGTCGACGAACCGCAGCCAGGAGACGGAGTCCTTCTGCGCGCCGGCCGGTTCAACAGCCACGTCGGCGTGTTTCTCGGCAATGGCCGCATGCTGCACAGCGAAGGGCCTGACCCATCCGTTGTGGTGCGCCTCGATGACATACGGCTGCGATCGCGCATCACCGGATTTTTCAGGTTGAAGACCGACGGTTCGCCGCCGGCATAAACGGGCGGTTTCCATATGCTAGTTGCACGCAACCACGCCAGCCGCGCTGTCGTGGCGCATAACCATGTCGGCGAGATCATTACGCCTGCCGATGCGGTCGACGTCTACATCCGCCCTTCACCGTTCCGCCAAGAGAAGAAGCACTTTCGCATTGCGCCGGGCCTGACGATCGGGGAGATGCTAGAGGAGTGCGCCGAGAAGGCCGGCCTTCATCCGTCCAAGTCGGCGCTTGTTGTTTCGCTGAACGGCCATTCAATTCCGCGCGCCAACTGGGCGCGAGTCCGTGTCAAGCCGGGCGTCACAATCAACGTCATGGCTGTGCCGCAGGGGAAATCCATCGGCAAGATACTGGGAGCCCTCGTTGCGCTCGTGGCCGCTGTCGTGGCGCCGTACCTGGCTGCCGCCTTCTTTACCGCCGGCACGGCCGCATTCAGCGTAGCTACTGGACTTATCGGCGCAGGCCTGACCATGGCGTAAGCGGTGTTTTCAGGCCACGGCTTTGAGTTCGAGCTTTGCGGTATAGGCCCATGGCAACAGGTCATCGATCTGGCTGTTTGGATGACCGTTGACGATGCGGGTGAGGATATCTGAGAGATAGGCCAGAGGCTCGACTTGGTTGAGCTTGGCGGTCTCGATGAGCGATGCGATGGTTGCCCAATGTTCGGCCCCAGCGTCGGAGCCTGCGAAGAGTGCATTCTTGCGATTGAGCGCAATTGGCCTGATGGATCGTTCGACGGTGTTGGAGTCGATCTCGATCCGGCCATCGTCGATGAAGCGGGTTAAGCCATCCCAGCGTGACAGGGCATAGCGGATCGCTTCGGCAAGCTTCGTCTTCTGGCTGATGTAGTCGAGCTGTTCACGTAGCCAGGGAGCGAGGCTGTCGGTGATCGGTCGGCTCTTCTCTTGGCGCGTGGCGCTACGCTCCTCGTGTGTGCGGCCACGTATCTCGTCTTCGATCCTGTAAAGTTCGGCGATGCGTCGAAGCGCCTCGCTGGCGATGGGTGCCGGACCGGCGGCGGCCAGTTCATAGAAGCGGCGTCGAACGTGAGACCAGCAGAATGCCAGCGACACGGTGTTCCTTGCCGCGAGCGGGCGATATCCACTGTAGCCGTCGACCTGCAGGATGCCGACGAAGCTCTCGAGATGGACCATCGGACGTTCACCTTTGCGGTCCGGCGCATAGACATAGGCGACGCCGGGCGGGTCATCGCCCTGCCATGGCCTGTCATCACGCGCATAGGCCCAAAGCTGCCCCGTCTTGGTCTTGCCACGTCCCGGATCGAGCACCGGGGCTGTCGTCTCGTCGGCGAAGAGCTTGGACGACGACTTCAAATGATCAAGCAGCCGCTGATGGACCGGGCGCAGATGCCAGGCGGCACGACCGACCCAGTCGGCGAGCGTCGAGCGATCGAGATCGATGCCCTGGCGCTTGTAGATTTGCGCCTGGCGGTACAGCGGCAGGTGATCGGCATATTTGGAGACCAGAACCTGGGCGACGGTTGCCTCGGTCGGAATGCCGCCCTCGATCAGGCGAGCAGGAGCGGCGGCCTGGACCACGACCTCTTCGCAAGCCCGGCAAGCATACTTTGGGCGGCGCACCACCAGAACGCGGAATTGGGCGGGCACAATGTCCAGCTTCTCGCTGACATCCTCGCCGATCCGATGCAGATCATGGCGGCAGCAAGGACAGGCATGGTCATCGATATCGACTGTGATCTCGATGCGCGGCAGGTGTGCTGGTAGCGACCCCCGGTTCGTGCGCCGCTTGGCGACCTGCGCCTGGCGAAGAGCATTCGACGTCTGCTCCTTCTCTTCCAGCCCGGCAGCCTCGACCTGTTCGGCCTCTTCAAGCCCCAACAGAAGCTGGTCTTCGGGAAGGGTCTCGGCCCGGCGGCCGAAGCGATGGCGCTGCAATTCCTTGATGATCTGACGCAGGCGGGCATTCTCCGCCTCGCGCGAAAGCACCATGGCTTTCAGTGCGTTCAGGTCATCGGGAAGCTCGTCTGCCGTCATCGTCATGGATCGAGAACAGCATATTTTGCCGCTCAGAACGAGAGGTTAGATAGTGCTGATTCAATTGGTCGCGGCCGCTATCCAGCCTTTATCGGCGCTCGCGTTTCGCTCGGCGCATGAACGCGTTTCCAGTCCAATCCCTCGAACAAAGCCGAGAACTGAGCGGCCGTCAGATGCATCGCACCATCTTGCATCCGAGGCCAATGGAACTCGCCATCCTCAAGCCGCTTGGCGACCAGGCACACGCCGCTACCGTCCCAGAAGATCAGCTTGATCCGGTCCGTTCGCTTGGCCCGGAACACGTAGATCGTGCCAGAGAACGGGTCGGCACCCATCTGGGCCTTCACCAGCGCTGCCAATCCTTCCGCGCCTTTGCGGAAGTCGACGGGCTTGGTGGCGATCATCACCTTTACCGCACCGGACGGACCAATCACGATTGAGCCTTCAACGCCTGGATAACGGCGACGATCGTTGCGGCATCGGTGCCAGAGGCGATGCGCAGCGTGGCTCCATCAATTTGCAATTCGATAGCCGCCTCCGGACAAGCTTTTCGTGGCAAACGTGCCTGCCGCACCTTCTTCGGCTCCGATTTCTCCGGCGACACGACGACCGCTGGCGCAAACATCGGTTCTTCCTCCGCCACAGCAAGAGCCTCAAGCGGCTTTCGGGCGAGCCGTCGCCATGTGAACAATTGCTGTGGCGTCAACCCATGCCGCCGCGCCACAGAGCACACCGTCACGCCAGGCTCGCAACTCTCCGCAATGATCTGCGCCTTCTGATCGTCGCTCCATTCGCGACGACGGCCACTGCCGGTGAATATCTCAAACCGGCGGACCGGCTCATCCTTGGAGTTAAGCGTAAGCTCTGAAATCGACATATGTCCAAGCCCTCTTTCGAGGCTGAACATCAATGATCAAGTGATGATCCGGAAGGTGGGGTCAGGACAGCGCTTACACCATGGCCGGGTCGTTGATCGTGAACGCATTGTTCCCGCCAGCCAAGCCGAAAGAGGTTACGGACAACACAAAGACCCTCTATTCCATCGGCGGGGCTCAGAACGAGGCGTCACAGTACGGTGCCATTCCTACAGTTTTTGGCACGCACCGCATTTCTCCGCCTTACGCAGCGGGGGCGTACACTGAGATCGTTGGTGATGACCAATACCTGCGCATGTTTTTCTGCGTCGGTTACGGACCCATGTCGATTACCGACATCAAGATCGGAGAAACACCGATCAGCAAGTACGACGGCGTGTCTCTCGAGGTGATCGAGAACCACATCGCCACTCCACCCACGCTGTACACTCAGCCGGTGTATGAGGAGGATGTTTCCGCGCTTTTGGACTTTGCGAGTGGATTTACCACGCGCACCACGGCTGAAAACGTTGAGGAAATTTCTGTCGATGTCTCCTTCCCCAATGGCATCTTTCGGTTCCGAAAGAAGGATGGCAAAAAGGTAAACTGGAATGTTTCAGTCCTCATTCAATATGCTGTTGCCGGCAGCGGCACTTGGATAACTGTTGCACCCATCGACATAACGTCCAACTCCCCTCAAGCGATTCGCAGAACCATGACATGGTCGGTTCCATCCGGCCAATATGATGTTCGTTTGCGGAAAAATACGCCGGATTACGTTGGCGGAGACACAGTCTCGGAAAACACCTATTTCGCAGCGCTGCGTGCCCGACGTCGAGTTTCGGCCATCAACTTTAATAAGCCTCTGTCCATCATAGCAATGAGGATCAAGGCCACCAATGAGCTTTCCGGCGTTGTCGACAAGCTCAATTGCTTGGTATCGCCCAGAATACGCTCTTGGAACGGCAGTTCTTGGGTAGCCGGCCAGACGACTAGCAACCCAGCCGATCATTTTCGGCATGTGCTACAGGGCGATGCGAATGCCAGGCCAGTCGCGGATGCAGCCATCGATCTTGATGGATTGCAGCAGTGGCATACATTTTGTGCCGCCAAGGGATTCACGTTTAACGTCGTTTCCACCGATCAGCAGTCTGTCTATGAGCAGTTGCAGCAGATCGCGTCAGCCGGCCGTGCTGCTGTTTCCTTGCGGGACGGTAAGTGGGGTGTCGTCTGGGATGTCGAAGCCTCACCGATCGTCCAGCATTTCACGCCGCGCAATTCTTGGGACTTCTCATCGACGCGCGCGTATGCAGATTTGCCGCACGGTTTTCGTGTGTCGTTCATCAATAAGGAAAATGGATACCTCAACGATGAGCGTGTCGTTTATGACGACGGCTACACTGAGGCAAACGCGACGAAGTTTGAGGGTCTGGATTTTCCAGGCGTTGTCGATAAGGATCTGATTTGGAAGCACGGCCGATATCATTTGGCCCAGCTTCGCCTGCAGCGTGAGACCTACACGCTGACGACAGACTTCGAAAATCTTGTTTGTACACGTGGAGATAGAGTCCGCGTCAATCACGATACGGTTCTTTGGGGTCTTGGTGCTGGGCGTGTTTCGCAGGTTTCTGCGTCTCCCGACACAGTGACGATCGACGACACGTTCACGATGGAGTCGGGCAAGACATATTCGATGCGGTTCCGCCTTGAAGATGGCACCAGCATCGTCCGGCAGATTATCGGAGCCGACGGAGAGTTCCGCACGTTCACGCTTGTCGACTCTGGCGACCTACCGATGCGGGGAGACCTTGCGTTGTTCGGCGAAAACGGCTTTGAGAGTGTCGTGCTGCGCGTCAAGGGCATCACGGCACAGGCCGACTTGTCGGCAAAGATCGAACTCGTAGATGACGCTCCGCAAATTCTGCTTGCCGACAATGGTGATATCCCGCCGTTTGAAACCGGCATTGCTCCGCTTGTGGATTACCGGGCTTACGCTCCTCGGCAACTGACCTACGTGGAGCAGATCTGGACCAAGGCGTCGGGGCAATCTATGTTCCGGCTTTCCTGGGTAGCGCCAGAGGTTGGGTCTGTTTCGTCCTACATAGTTCAGTACGCTATTAAGGGCAGCAACAACTGGAATCCTTCCATTGTCGTATCGGGGGTGGCATTTGACCTAACTGGCATTGACGCTGGTGCTTATGACGTTCGCGTCCGCGCTGTTTTTGCCAATGGCCAACTGTCCGATTGGGTAACGGAGACGATGGTTGCGGCGATATTCGCCAATGCTCCTGCCGATGTTTCGGGCTTCCGGATATCAATTGCGGGTGACGCGGCGACCCTCCAATGGGACGATCCGCAGGACGAGACGGTAAGCTATTACCAGATTCGGTTCTCACCGCTGATCTCGGGCGTGACATGGCAGACGTCTTCGCAACTTCGAAACAATGTTGTCGGGACCAATATTCAGGTTTCTGCCATGGTTGGCACATACCTGATCAAGGCCGTGACCTATGCAGGCCTCGATTCTCCAAATCCGGCGATCATATCGACGAGCGTTGACCCGCTGACAGCGTTCAATGCCGTTGAAGCGGTGCAGGATGCTCCCGACTTTCTAGGAGTCAAGACGGACGTTGCTGTCACATCTGGGCAGCTTCGCCTTGAGAATATTGGCGACGTTTTTGACCTCCCCGACTTCTTTGGCGTGCCAGACTACTTCCTGGCGGGCGGCGGGTTTCCGCCAGAAGGGGTCTACGAATTCGAAAACATCGTCGATCTCGGCAGCACCTACACCTCTCGTGTCTCCGCTGAGATCTTAGCATTCGGCGAACTCACAAGCGAAGACGCATTCTATCGCGTTGATTGGTTTGAGACGGCAGATTTCTTTGGTTCTGCATCACAGTCACTCTGGGACGTTACAGTCGAGATTTCGACAACGAATGACGACCCCGGTGGCACACCCGTGTGGAGCGATTGGTCTGAACTGATCGCAGCCGACATCTCGGCCCGCGGTTATCGCTTCAGGGCTTTGCTGCAGTCACTTCAGTTCGATGTGACGCCAGTTGTTACCGGCTTGGCCGTGACCGTTGATATGCCTGATAGGGTGCTAGCCGAGAACGATCTCGTCGTGGGGACCGGAGGCCTTACCATCAACTTCACGCCTCCTTACTTCGCGCTCAGCGGAGTTTCCATCTCTGCCCAAGGCCTCCAGACCGGTGATTATTACCAGATCACCGCCAAGGATGCTGACGGCTTCACCATCATTTTCCGCAATGCCGCTGGCGCCGCGGTAACGCGGACGTTCGATTACGTCGCGAAGGGATACGGTTCAGTTCAATGACGCAAGCCACTATATACAGCGTGCCACTGGTTGGCCCGGCCACCCCGACCGTTATGGCTCAGCGCATCGACGATAACTTCGATGCGATTATCTCAGGCCATTCCGGTTCCTCGCGGCCGTCTTACGCTGTGGCTGGGATGGTGTGGGAAGACACGAGTGTCGCCGGAACCGTTACGGTGAAATTCTACGACGGTTCTGACGACATTGTCTTGTGGTCCGTCAACACGTCTACAAATGTTGTGACGTGGGGCAATCCACAATTTGCTTCCGCCTCGTTCAAGCTGTTCAATGCTGCCGGCACGCCTCGAGCCGCCAAGTTTGATAACACGGCAATGACGGCCGATCGAACGCTGACAATGCAGGATCGAGATATGACGGTCGGCATGGTCCAGCTTTCCAAGGGTGCAATCCCTGCCAATGCCGCTGTTGATTTGGCGGTTCCCTCTGGCGTCCGCCGCCTCAAGCTTCTCCTCTCAGCGTTCAGCACGAATGGCACGTCTATTCCGATCGTCCAACTTAAGACGGGAGGCGCAGCTGAGACTTCCGGTTACGCCGGTGGTATCCAAATTTTCACCACCAGCAGTAACGGCGGCTCCTTTTCCGTAGGGTTTTCCCTTAGCACCGGTAACGCCGCTGCCACTGTTTATCACTCAACTGTCGAACTAGTTCTTCAGGACGGTAACACGTGGGTGGCGACCGTCAGCGGCGGTTTCAGCAACCAGGCTGGCGCCGCGATTGGCGGTGGTTCCAAGACGCTAGCGGGCGCCCTTGACGGGATTCGCCTGACAACGGTTGGCGGCACAGACGTTCCAGACGCAGGCACCTACACCCTCTATGCGGAGTATTGATGAATGGCACGTATCGCAATAATCGGCCTTGATGGCCAGGTGACATACGGCGATGAGAACCTGCCGGATTTGTCTCCGCTGCCGACTCCAGTGGAAAGCGTATCAGCGCGGCAGTTCAAGCTGCAGCTCTTGGCGGCTGGACTACTCGATCAAGTTGATGCTTGGGTGGCATCGCAGTCGAAGGCGGTACAGATCGCCTATGAGTATAGCGGGACGTTCGTTCGGACGGAGCCGATGATGGCAGCCGGCTTCGCCGCCATGGGGGTCACTGAAGAGCAGATCGATGACTTCTTCGCTGCCGCTTCGCAGCTATGATCTGGCCGCTTGCTAGGTATCTGGCATACCTGCCGGCGAACCTCGCGTTCGTTCTGCTCTCCTATGCGCTGTCGCCGCTGCTGGCAGCTCTGTCGCTCTTGACTGGCCCAAAGCTCCCGGGGGTTCTGCAATGGTTTTCCACGCTCGACGCCAACCTTGATGGCGGCATATCGCAGCGCGTGAAAGGCTATCGCCCGGGACTGTCCGGCTGGCGTCTCTGGTGGCAACGCACATGCTGGATCTGCCGAAACCCAGCCCATGGCTGGCAGTCGGAACTTCTAGGCATGCCGGCCGTCGGCAGTGTCGTTGTTCGGCAGGTGATAACCGAGACCCCTAAAAATCAATGGTACGTCATGGAGACGTCCAAAGGTGTCCGGTTCTTCTGCTTCAAGCGCGATCAGCCGCTGTTCGGCGGCTTCTACCTGAAACTTTGGTTCGGCTGGGTCAATAAGGCCTACGACGGCCGCAACCACCACTACGCCTTTCAGATCGGCCCTAAGCGGGCCTGATCCAACCCAAAACAACCGGAGCCCATCATGCTTCGCACGCTTTTCTCAGGCGCGCGTGACGCTGTCGCGCGCGTGCTGATCCCCGATGCCGGCTTCACGTGGAAGCGCGCTTGGTCGCTCCGGCTTATCGAGCTCGCGGCTGTGTCTGACATCATCCTCAACGTCGTGCCGGTCGTCTCCGACTGGCTGCCGTGGTGGCTGACGCTCGTGCTGCTTGGCGGCGCGTATGTCGCCCGCCTGCTTATCCAGAAGAAGGAGGCACCCGTTGCCGATAAATAAGATTGTCGCCACGAAGCGCGGCAAGTCGGCGATTGCCGGCGCCGTACTCGCGGCAGTGCTTGCTGGTGGCGGATCATATTTCGCTGAGCCGGCGCGACCGGTCGCCGTTATCCTTGCGACCGATACGCTGATCAAGCCGTGGGAGGGCCTGGTGCTTAAGTCGCACTGGGATCCTTTCGCTAAGATTTACGACATTTGTTACGGCGAAACACGCCTTGACGGCAAGCCAGTCAGGGCCGGCGTCACAAAGACCAAGACCGAATGCGACGCCATACTGGAGGCGCGGGTCTACAACGATTACTACCTGCCGCTGACGAAGCAGATCAAGGGTTTCAAGTCTTTCCCGGTATCAGTTCAGGCCGCCCAAATCTCCGGCGCCTATAACTTCGGCGTTGCTGGCATGGTTGGCTCAAGGGCCGCCAAGTTGGCCGTGAATGGTCGCTACCGCGAAGCCTGCGAAGCCCAGACTGCGTGGAATAAGGCCGGCGGCCATATCGTCAACGGCCTCGTGAAGCGCCGCGAGATGGGTGATGCCCAGCGCGCAGGCGAGGCTGAGGTCTGCGTTTCGGGGCTGTCGACATGATGTGGATCGCGAAACTGTTTGGCGTCGACAAGTGGATTGTCGGCGTCATTGCCGCGCTGGCCCTTCTTGCCGCCGTTGGCGGCGCCGTCGCCTATGTCGACCACCGCGGGTATCAGCGGGCGGCTGTCGTCTATCAGGCGCGCATCGACAAGCTCGTTGGCGACTACAAGACGGCCGAGATCGCCGAAACGGAGCGGCAAGCCGCCGCCAACGCCGCCGCCAAGGCCCGCGAAGCTTCCCGCATAGCCGAAATGCAAGCCGCCAACTCCAAACTTGAAACTCGAATAAAGGAGCTGGCCGATGAAGCTGCTGCAGATCCTGATGCTGGCAAGCCTGTGCTTGGCTCTTCCAGCGTGCGCCGCATTAACGAAGTCCGTTAAGGTCACGCCTGCCGCCCCGCCACAAATAGCGCGGCCGTCCGACGAACTCCTCAAGAAGTGCAATCTTCCCGTCTATCTGGGCGAGGGGCCGCTGGCGCAGGAGCGACTGGAAAAACTTTGGATTACCGATCGCTCATCACTCATCAAGTGCTATCGCAGGAACCTCGCCTTGGTTGACTTCATCCTTGACCGCGACGGGCGCCTGACGGCCGTACCCACCGCGAGGCCCAAGCCATGACCGGCGCCGAACTTATGACCGTAGTCGGTTTCTTCATGGCGATCTCCGGTGCCCTGTGGGGCGTCTGGTGGCGCATCGAGGGGCGGGTGGACCGCGCCAAGACCGAGGCCGTTCAGAAGGCCACAGAGGCAGCCACAGAGGCGGCAGCGGTAAGGGCAGACCTTGCCGCACACAAGCTACACGTCGCCGAGCATTACATCACCAAGGCCGGTATGCGCGAAACACGCGATGAAATCATGGACGCGATCCACGGCGTGAAAGCTGCCGTCGACCACATGACGGCGCGCGTCGATCGCATCGTCGAAAATCAGGTCAAGCGGCCCACCACGCGCGCTTAGCCACCCACCACCCACCACGACATTCCCGGAGACTACCATGGCAACCGAACTTCTCGCGGTCGGCTCGACTGCTGCCAATTCCTCTGACCTGGTCGTCGCCTCTGGCTCGACAGTGACCGTTGGCATCAAGGGCGCAACAACCTCTCAGGCTCGCGTGCGCATCACGCTCAAAGACGACGCCGGCGGCTATACCGATGTAGGCGAGCTCACGCCTTTCCGTCCGGCAATCGCCATCACGGCGCCCGGCACCTACCGCTTAACGCGCGTCGCTGGCGAAACGTGCGGGGTCTTCAGTGCTTGAGTCGCTATTCCGCCCGCTGTTTTCGCCAATCGGCAGATACAGCATTTCGGGCCGCGGGCAGGGTGGGGTGGTGCGCCCAGACCCTGTCAACCTCCAGCTCGTGACTGGTGATACGTATTTCCCCAACGGACCGCCGGTTGCCCTCGGAGGCAGCAACACCAACGGACAGGGTCGTAATGGCCACGTAGTCGGACCATCCAAGGTCAAAAACATCAGGTTTGTCGATGCCCATGCCTACGTCGCCCCAGGCTCTGGCACTGAGACCAACTCCCCAGCCGCCGCCTGTACGTGGCAGAGGGCCGCCGAGAAGCTCACCGGGATCAACACTCCAGTCAGAGCCCTCTACTCTGGAGCTAACACCGGGGTATCCAATCCAGGCGAGTTGATCTTCACGGACCCCATAGCGGGCATGGAGTGGGACGCAGACACCACCAACTACAGTGGCTTCTATCGCACGGTCCCCCTAGTGACAGACGGTATGTCCGCAGTGACCAACAACGGCGTTGGCTCCGCAGGCTTCCGCACCACGGGTGGCTCACAGCTCCTTAGGGCCGGTGGTGGTGTACTCAACAACTCAGGCACATCATCAGGTCCAGCCTGTCCTCCAGCCATGGTCTTGGGCATCCCCTACGTACCAATGGCATGCGTCATTGGCGTCTTGGATAGCATCGGCTACTTCAAGGATGACACCAACACCTCCTCCACGCAGGGCTTCTTTGCCCGCGCCATGAGGAACGTCAATGGGCACTGCTTCCCGTGGCACAAGCAAGGCATCGACGCCAACAAGATACAGAACCAGATGGTGGCCGTTGCGCCAGTCCAGAAGCGTCTCTGGCCCTATGTCACGGACATCTTCATCCAGCTTGGCACCAATGACATCTCAGCCGGGGCGGACCTTGCGACCATGAAGGCCCGCTTCTTGGACTTGGCTGACTATGCCTACAACACGGTAGGGCCCTATGGCTGCTACTTGCGTATCCACGCCTCTTCGATCATCCCCAGAGGCACCCTAACGGGTGCCCAGAACACAGTCCGCAATGACTACAATGCGTGGCTGGCTGCTGGCGCTGATGGTAGGCTGACCAAGTACCACGATATCATCGCAGAGGCAGGGGACTACAACACCTACCCGAACGACACCATCCACCCCGGCCCCACCCCACATGCCGCAATGGCAGCCAAGGTGTCAGCCGGTATGGCCCCATATGTCGACCCTTACTTCGAAGCTCGACTGGCCGCGTAATACTGATCGAGCAAAGAACCACCCGGCCGCCTCTCCTTAACCGGGGAGGCGGCTTTTTGCTTGTGGTGCGGTAAACGCCTCATCGTCTGCGGCCATTCGGTCCTCCCATTGGCCCGCCCGTGGTCCAGTTTGCAATCTGGGATAGCCGCTCGTGTTCGACGTCCATCAGGGTTCGGATCTCCTCCGGAGACTCATCGACAAAGACCGGCCCTGCGTTTTCTCTAAGCAACAATAGTTCCGTATGATGTTTGTCGTCATCGAACCGCATCTGGATAACAGCGTCCATATTGATCCAGCGCTTTGTCGTGCCGTCGGTCAACTTCACGAACATCCCATCCTCCAAAGGTGGCGACTCCCGAACCGAAGCAGAAAATTTAGGGCCGGCGCGAAACATGTCCAGCTTGCGTCCGGCTTGGGCGTGTCTCAAAAAACCCCGCGAAAAGCGGGGCCAGTAGTGGGGTGGTTTATTATGCATTCGCCGAGGCGCTGCGAAGTGTTCCTTCGCACGAACCATGTTTGATTTGCAATGACTATTTAGTGCGACAAGTTCCCCGACGTACGTGCCGCAGAATAGGCACTCACTAAATGTACGTCTTTGGTAGTATTTGTGAATATACACTGAATTTGTCTTTGGTATTGTGCGGTTGGCCGCTTGGCGATGTTGCAAAACCCCACGCAATCAATCTCCTGTGCGCTGAGTGGCCGTCCAAAATCTCATATGATCGAAAGCGTACTCCGAATTATTGTTCGTCCAATTTCTCAGAGAGGTGGTGCAGCAAAGCGTCCCGGCCCGTTGAGCTCTGAAGCGCGTCGACGGCCGTTGTGAGGGCAAGTTGCCCGCGGCTGCTATCAATGTCGCAATGATGCTGCGAACACCATTCTGTCACAGTATCGACCACAACTTCGATATCATGGTCGGAAAGGGAGGTCAGCGCTTGAAACATCTTGGTGGTCCATAGATCTGTGGCCGAGGCTGTTGGACTACTTTCGGCGATCTAACCTGAACATCAGATGAAGGGGCAACGGGGAGGGGCAGTATGCTCAATCACACCAGTCGTTGCGCCGCTTCGGGCTCCGTGTCCTTGCAAACCCTTCCTTGAGGAGCTTCTTCCCAATCTCTTCACCGTTCGTTCGATAGATGTTGACCAGCGGCCGGTGAGACGGCGTCTTGTCGACAGCGCCGCTCAATACGATCCGCAATCCCCTTTCAGCCAAAAGCTCTTCAGCCTACCCTTGGCGATCAATGCCAGTTTCCGTTCCTTGGTGCACTTCGCGTGCGATCCAATCTCCGGCGTATCGATGCCGGAGACGCACGGAACACCTTCTCCCAGCAACCGCATGTTCTGGCCGTCGCATTTCACGGTGTCGCCGTCGACGACGCTCAGCGATGCGCAGATAATCAGTCCAGCAATCATGTACGTTTCCGCGGTTGGCTGGTAGGCTCATACGGTTGGCTTGCACGAGGTGCGGTCAGTAACTCTCAGTTGAACCGTCGGAATAGATTACCTTTGTTACGGTGAGCTTTGCTTTGGCGGTTCCGTTTGAGACCGCGCCAGCTAAAAGATCAAAAGGTTCGTTTTGAATAAAAGGGTTATCTTCCCAAAAATAAAACATCTCGCTCTGGACCGTTTTGCCTGGAGGGATTCGGACATCGAGCTTGTCGGTGCTGTCTATGACTTTGTCGCCGAAGGCATCGGTCACCACCAAGGAATGGGCGATTGCGACTATCGTTTTTTTGGTATCGTTCTTGAACGAGGGCCTAAGCTCAACCCGGCTATTAAAGACTTGCTTGCTAAAGTCTTTGCTTTGGATACGCAGAACCGCTGAAACGAATGCTACGGAGCTTGGTTTTACTTCGGATGTGGCCATCGGCGCCGGAACGGTACCGGGTACAGCCAGCGTGATTGCGTCGTAACATGTGAGACGCTTCAACGAGTCCGTCTCAGCCCGGCACGCCGACATGTCGGAACCAGTATCCGCAAAAGCGCTCCCGGCGGACAAAAAAGAAGCCGCCAGTGCAATTACTAATTTCATGATTCCCCCCAAGCAATGATCAGTGAGAGTTGCCGTAACAGGTCGGTGTGTCAAGCTTCCCAGCCGCCGGCTAGGCACGCAGACATCCCATGCCTGTCTCCGATCTTGATCCAGGCGTCATAATCGAGGCTAGCGCAATTGAAGATGTTCTTGCCGACCCAGCCTCCCCAGGCTTGACGCGTATGTTTTGGTGAGTTGCCGCCTCTCGTGATCAAAAGTGATATTACCGATCACGCACGCAAGGGCGACGTCCGGGTACTGCGTCCAAAGCGTCATGAAGTTTCTTTGACACCATCCAGATACCGCTCGCTTGAGTGCGCGGGTTTCCCGAGGCCGATGCACGGCGTGGTCAAGTCGAAAGCCCATAACGTTTATGCAGACCCCAATGATCCGAGCGCCAACATAATTGGGCATCGTCTCCATCTGCCGGATCTCAGCCCAAAGGAGACGGGAAAGACGCGACCGAAATAAGCTCTTCGCGTACGTTACTTCGTAGTCACGCATCAACACGGACCAGATCGTGTTGTGTTGAACGTTCCAACTCCGAAAATCTGCTGTCGAAACTGTGCCCGCAGCTACGATTAGTTCCTTGGCAATTAGGGCGAGCACGTCAATGAGATCTTTGTGCCTCACGTATGTGCCATCTAACAAAGCTAGGCGACTTCCGCGAATTCCCGCATCGTCGATTAGTTGTAGTGCTTGGGTGACGAAGTCCACAACCTCGCCGACTCGCCGGTATTCGATGGACGATCCATAATCCTCTTCGGCCATTGAATTGACGCGATAGAGATCGCTGCATGCGTGCTCGTACCCTCTACCTATCTGATCAATGGCCGTTCCAATCATTTCAAGTGAACGATGTCGGCGCAACTTATCCTTGAGGTATATCAAAACAGCTTTGCTATACGCATGCCAACTTTTAATAGACCAGGATCTCGTGTCGAGCCATAACGGATCGATCGGGCTTCCGCCTCCGGATAGCGAGTCGATCAGCGCTGAATTCCCAAACAGGCTGGACGAAATAGGCTTGAGGTATCCGATCAGGCCGGATCGGTAGCCATCATCTTCATGATGAATTGCGGAGTCCGTTTCCCGCAATAGCTCTGCCACCACGTTCTTCGCAAATTGGTTTATGGGGATCCCCCCACGATGATCCTCCATCTCCCGGAAAAACACGGCGGCAACCCAGGGCATTCTGCGCGCGACCAGATGGCACAGCCGTCGGTCTCCCATTAACAGGACCAAATCATGAGCGATCTCTGCTGTATTTGTTTTTTCCCTTTTGATGCCGCCTCGTCGAGCGTCATAGACGAGCATTCTTTTGCGGGCTTCGTCGATTATCGGCTTTGCAGAACGTCCCAATTCATATGCGACCGCGGAAAGCTCGGACTCCTGACCGTCGGCGATTGTTTGAAAAACTCTCTGAGCAAATCGAAATGCATTCCGCCGGGAAAACTTCGGGGGGCTTATGAATGCGACGTACGTCCATAAAGCGATCAGTCCGATGACGACGGCGGCGAAAAACGCCTCAAAGATCTTTTGATTGTTCAGTAGCGACGGGATGGGAAGGCGCAATTCAAACCAGAATGGCAACGCAATGAGGCCGATGCCAGTAAGAATAGTGGCAGCAAAGAAGATCGTGTGAATCGGAATGGCTGATACAGCCAAGCGAAACTTATAACGCTCATCTGCCATCGTGTATGCCACCGCAAAGACCGCAATGGCAGTCAAAAAGTCTCCAATCCCAAAAAGCGGTTGCCCAGCAGGCGGCTGCGCGTGCTGTATGCAAATCCCGAGCGGATGATAGACACAACTCGCCGCAGCGGTCGTCATGGAAGCCGTCCCCAAACCCTGTTCAAAAGTTTTGATGGCTGCAAACGGTTTGCCTGCAAGCTGTTGCCGTATTCCCCCTTGCCAGTGAGACAGCATCAACGCCTAAAATCAAGCAGCAGCGATGGGCTGTGCCGGCGAAACACATGTCTTCCCCGCGCGATTCACAGAAAACCGAATCCTTGCCGCATTTACCGGTCTGGATGCTCTCTCATCCACTTGTCGTATGGATCTTCATTGTCATTCACGCCGAGGCCGCTGATTTCGTCAAGCTTTGCGTCGATCGCCCGCTTGTCCCATTTTCGGGTACCAGGAATAGGCGGCGGCATCTTGTGGCTCGACACCCACATCGAGAAGCACGTCGGCGAGATCCCACAATATTCAGCCGCTTCTCTGCGACCGATGAGGCGGGGCTCGGTCATTCACCCTTACCCTTGTTCCTCGCCAAGCGGGCCTTTCGAAGCGCGGCCAGGTTCCTTTTCTGCTGGAAGTCTGCCGTTTTGTTCTCCCGATGCTGGCGCTTGTCGGTCGTGGTTTCTTCCTTGAGCAGCAGCGGAATGTCATCGACAGAGACCAACATCGACCTTCCGATCTTCTTGGCTATGCCGAGGCGCCTGGCCTTTTCCCAAACCGTGCGCCCGGTCACATGAATCCCGCTGGATGCTGAAATTCGTTCAGCGATTTGTTGGGGTGTACGAAGATTGTCGAGGAAGTCGATCATGGCTCGGGATCACCGCTTTTTGGCCGCTTAGATCGAGGCCTCTTCCACGTTCCGAGCCGCTCTTCGCCATCTGGCGCGGCAGCGTGGAAGCCGGCCGCGATGCCGAAGTACACGTCGTAAAACCGCATCACCAAAGGCACCGGCCTGCCATCATGCAGTGGATCGATGCGCGGGAAACCTTTCCGCTCGAGTTGCGGGATGACAGCTTTGATCCACATGGATGCGCGCGACTTCCCTACGATCGCCACGGCCAATTGATGATCGGTCGCAAACATTGGGAGCTTGGAAAGCAGATCGGTCATGTTCGCGCCGCCCCCTTCTTCTTCGCTGTTAACCTGATCAGCCTTTCGTATTTTTGCGCGTCGGATGGGAATGCATTTACTATCGGCGGTTTCGACGTCTTGGCCGGTTCGCGGAGAACTTCCCACAAGGCTAGAAGGTCTGTCTCCGAAAAGAGGTAATCGCGGCCTCGCCTTGAGCATAGACCGTGTGCTTTGCCGAGCTTGATCACGCCACGATTGGTCAGCCTGAGACGTTCGGCGGCTTCGTCAGCCGTGTAGATGGTATCCAACGGAATTGAGGGCGTCACTTGATCTCACCACATAAAAGAACGCTTGCCGCCGGCACGAATGCCGAAAGCTAGTTGTTGGTCTCCTCAGTGTGGTGGTGCGCGGAGTGGTGGGCCGCGGTTGGAAGCTAGGCGAGTCGGGCGAGGGCGGTCAATCCTGCCTACGTCTTTCCGGTGTGGCGTGCGCTCGCTTCGGCAATTTGTTTTTCAGTTTCAATAAAAATCGCTTCTGGGTGAGGCGGTAACAATGTTCGTTCAATAGCTGCCTCTAAGGTCTCCCGTGTCGCTACGGCCACTCCGAGCCGCTCTGCCTGTTCTATTTCAGCAATCACGCTCGATTTAGGCAGCGAGGTCACAATGACAGGCATAACACGCAAGTGAGCACTACCTCCATCATGGAGGCGTTGCCGCAGTTCGTTTGCGCGACGCACGACCGTCGGCAGCTTGTTGTCAGTGCGCAGCATACCTACCGTGCATTCTACAACGGCATAGTGGCCGCTAGGAGTTGTCACAACGATGTCCGCCGCGTCTTGCGTCTTTGGAAATAACCCGAGCAGTGCGGGGCTGAAACCCAAAACCCATAAAAGCCAGGAGACTGCGGCCTCCATATCTCGAGCATTCGATCCCTTAACTTGGGTGCGAAGCGCCCATTCTTTAAGGGTGGAGAGATCGGGATCGAAGCTCTCGTAGGTCGCTCGCCGGTCATTGGGGACGTTATCAGGATCAGTTGCATAATAAGAATATTGAGCGATGTTTTGATAGTTCGCCACGCAATGAACAACGGCACCACGTGGTACATCGATCTCAGCTGACCCCGAGCGGTGGCTTTCCATATCCGTCCATGACATGGCGCCGGACCTCAGCAGTGCGCGAGACACTACCTGCTGCTTTTCCACAACTCGGTAGCCGAGCGACGCGTCGTCCTTGCTCAGCTCCTTCGGCACATACAAACCGAGTGTTGCCAGATTTCCTTGCACGCGTGAGGAGTGATCCACTTCAACTACGTGTGACAGAATCACTTCCAAGCTGATGCGTTCGCTTGTGAACCCTAAGCGGTAGTCCTGAAGGAGCTCCTGAACATGATCGTAAGGGCGGTCTGCGCCTCTTACTTCCCAATCCAGCACATCCTGGGATACGATGTCTTTGCGCGCTGCTCCATCAAACGAGAGCACGGCTAGTCTGCTCGTCCTCCCACCGGCTGGATGAAGTGGTTGATAGGTAATTTCGTAGCCCCTACTAGCGGGCGGAAAATGGAGATTGCCCTCGATGGGTAGACAACCGTCCAGCACATGGCGGATTACTTCGGCCGCGGTCATCTCAAGTTTGCTGAATAGGAGCTGGCCTGCGCGAATTTTGCCGTGCGAAAAAGCAGTGAATGTAGCCGTTGAAGGAAAGGCACTGAAAAACAGTCTACCCTGAAGAAGGTATTGTCGGCCATCAACCTCAACGCTCAAATAATTGAAAGTGCTGTGGTCTAACCGAGACTCTAAGTCGCCGAGGTGATCGAGAAAGGATCGGATTTCCGCGTTCGTGTCCACTTATCCAACTTTCGTGCGTCCAATTGTCGATGGTTCAGGTGCTCGTATCACTGTGCAATTAGCGCTCTTTCGACGCGAGCAGTCCCCGTTTTTCCAGATCGTCGGCAATCACCTTCTCGATATACGATGCCACAGAGCGTCGCTCGGCTTTGGCGGCCGCTTCAATTGCGTCTTTCAGTTCGGGCTCTATGCGAATGCCGATCGCGGCCGTCTTCGCCATTGTCTTCCGTCTCCGTAAATTGCGGCATGTTCGCAGCATGCAAACATTTATAGCATTTCGCTGTTGACCGCCATGAAATCATTCGATATACAAATACTAACATTTACCAACGCAACGAGGAGCGACACAATGACCATTCATGCACCGATAGGCCACGCCAACAGAAGCTTGCTGCCGCGCTCTTTGCTTGGCAGACGACCTATCCGGGTTTACCTCGCCGCCGATTTCCGTTTCGCTGCAGGCGACAGCGTAGCTTTCGGCGACCACGTCGCGATCGTTATGACGCGCTCTCGGTCGGCGTTCGGAAGAGAAATCTATTACATCCAGCTTTTAACTGGTGACATGGCTGGCCGCCCGTTCCGCACGGTTGAAGGAAGCCATCTTACCGCCTGTGAGAATCCTTATGAAAACCGGAGTCAAACGAGCTCTCGTTCGTGAGCTCTTCGAGAAGCAGGGCGGGCGCTGTTGCTACTGCGACCGCCCGATGGTCATCCTGCCTCGCGGGAAGGATCAGAACCGACCAGACGCCGCAACGCTTGAGCATCTAATGACAAATCGCCGTAGGGGCTGGACGCGGCGCGACAACATGGCGGCAGCTTGCCGCGAGTGCAATGGAATGCGCGGATCCGGAATGGATTGGCTGATGTTCAAGACATACCGTCGAGGCGAGTTCTGGGAGCTCATTGGCGGCGGCAAAGATTTCTAATTCGGCCTTGCCCGGGCCGAACCGCGGTCAGCCGTTGTCGCCGCATGATGCGGCTGGCCGCCACTATTTACCGCGCCACCACAAGTGCGCCGTCGGCCTCACCAGCCGGCGGCTTCCTCACGTAACGGAACCTTATGTCTCGCGCGGGGTTTCCGTATCTCTAGGAAAGGAATAACCCGTGAAAAAAATTACGAAAATACTCTCCGCCGGTTCGCTTGCGGTTGCCATGAGCTTCACGTCTCTTACGACCGCATTCGCTCTTCCCGTCGCAACTCCTAATGTTCCCATAGCCACCTCGCAGGTGGATCAGGTGCAGTATCGCCGCGATAATCGTGATCTCCGCCGCCATCGCAACGGTTACTACCACGGACAGCGCGGCTACCGGGATCGTCGACCGGGATATCGCCGGCATTCTGACGGTTACTGGTATCCGCTAGCTGCGTTCGGCGCTGCTGCAATTATCGGGGGAGCAATAGCCAACCAACCCCGCGCCAACCACGGTGGCTCGCGCCACGTACAGTGGTGCGCGGACCGCTACCGATCATACCGCGCCTATGACAATACCTACGTCCCTCGGGCTGGGATGCGTGCGTACTGTAATTCTCCATACAGCTGATTGTAGCTCATAAGCGATCCGCCGGCCGGTGAGGCCGGCATCGGCCTCGCCTTCGGGCGGGGCCTTTCTGCTGTCGTGCCAGCACAGAAAAAAGGTCGGGCGAATGCTCGCGCCGACCCTTCATTGATTGCATCAGCAGGGTGCCAGTACATCCGTGGTCACCAGCAAAAGCCATCTGGTAGATTGAATTTATGCGCCTCGTGAATTTTCGCAAGGATTAGCGGGGTGCTGATTTAGGGCTAGGTGAGGGAGGAGTGCTTTCTGTCGCAGATTTGAAATACGCGACGGTCGTCTCGATCCACTCCGCTCCAGGCACCTTGCCGAAGGCTGCGAGAGCTCCGGCCGTGGTGGCGGCCAGAAGAGTTGCGATAATAGCTTTAGCTACGAGCTTGCGACCCTCACTCGCAACTTCCTTGGCGAGCGCAGATTTAGCAGCGAGGGACCACAGGTTTTGCAGAGTGCCGGTCAGAGCAAGCACGTCGCGTTTGTCAGCCGCTTTGTCTTGCGTCCAGCCCACCACAGTATCAAGAGCGGCCACTACCTCCGGATCTGTGTCTTGTTGCGCTTTAAGGCCTCGTACCAAAGCGAGCGTGCTTTGGGAAAGGGCGGCGACAGACTCTCGATCAATGTCTACAGCATTCTCACGGAATGCCCGCCAATCGTCAAACTGCGACGCGGCAGCAAAGACAAGCTCGACGTGGGATCGGAGCAGTTCGAACAGCGTGGGCGACAGTTCCTCGACGTCCCCCCGCAAAACCCGGCCACAGGTCTGGTTATACATACCTACCTGAATGATGTTAGCGCGCGCCTCGAGCTTGTCCTGGAGTGACTTGAACGCTTCCCTCAGACGCGGCGAACAGTTCGACTGAGCCAGTTGCTCACCAACATAAACGCCCTTCTCGGTGGCCGCTTCCAATGCTGCCGCAGCAATATCCCTATCGCGCTCTCGAGTTCTAAGAGGCTGATCAACCACGACGACGCGTTCGCCTTCAAAGCCAAACTGAAAAGCTGCCGGCTTCTGACCAGGCACGGCCTCGAGCATCTCCTCGGGGCCGAGGCGATTCAGGCCGATCTTCATGCCGAGCAGCAGATTACTCAAACTCGATCGATCCATATCATGGATCGGAATGACAGAGAGCATTAGCTCCAACGCGGCAATGTCCGAACTTCGCAAGGTATCGACTTTGCTGAGAAGTCGCTGCACCTCGGTCCGGAGCCCTGACAGGTTTGCTGTGAAGTGGTCCTTCCTTGCACGTTGCATCCGCGCGACGCGCGTATCCATTTCCTGCAGCAGATTGCGTAGTTTGTCTGGCTTCATCGTTTCCTATCACCACGAACGCTAGGGGTAGTGTACGGTGATGGAGGGCAGGGCGCTAGAAGATCCCGCCCGGTGGAAGTTATCCACAGGAGTCGAACCGCAGAATGAGCGTTCCAAAAGCGGGGAGGGAAAGTGGGGAAGCAAGTACCTGCTTTCGGATTTCTCAACAAAAACAGGTACTTATTTCTTAAAATGGCTCCCCGGGCCGGATTCGAACCGGCGACCTGTCGATTAACAGTCGAATGCTCTACCGCTGAGCTACCAGGGATCACTGCTTGGCGCGGTGTGAGTGGGCTAATACAAACGCTTTCCCGATTTGCCAAGCGGTTTTTTCAAAAAAATGAAATCAACTTGTATTTGGGATGCCTGCGCCCATCTCTGGGGAATGGCAAACGTGAATGATCGTCAGGAGACGAGAGGCGGCGAGAAGCGCAAGGCACGGGCAGTGCGCTTCGGCATCGATCATGCAAGCGGCAGGCTTGTTCTCGGCTCTTTCAGCATCGGCATGCCGCGCTCGCGCATCGCCCGGATGGCACTCGGCATGGCCCTCATTTTCTGCGGCGTGTTGGGTTTCCTGCCCATCCTCGGCTTCTGGATGCTGCCGCTCGGCTTCCTCGTGCTCTCGCACGATCTGCCCTTCGCGCGCCGGCTTCGGCGGCGGCTGGCGGTCTGGTGGCACAGGCGGCGGAAACCGGCTGACTGATAGCCACCCTGGGGGGCTTCGTGGAACTGTGGATCGCTTTTCGCATTCGTGGTTTATGCGGTGTAAAATGCGAAAACGCACCACGATGGTTCAGGTGAGGAAATGAAGGCATTTTTTGTGGTCGCTCTGTCGGCAGCGACGGTTCTTTCAGGCATTTCCGCCGAGGCCCAAGCCATCGACAGCCGCGGTTTCGACGCGCGCGGCGTCTGCCGCCGTCCGGAAGGCTGTGTGGTCGACCATGGTCAAGGCGGCAGCTACAACGGGCCGCGCAACTATCGCAATTTCAACGGTCGTAACGATCGCGACGACAGGAATGACCGCGAGCGGGACAATCGTCGCTACCGTTCTCAGAACAGGAGCGACAATTTCGGCACCGGAACCAGCCGCCTTGTCGCAGGCGCTGAGATTGAGCTGGGCGCGCAGCTCATCCACATTCGCGTCTAGTTGGACCTGAGTTCGCTTTCCTCGAAAGTGCCACCATGGTCCGGATCGAGTCCGGTCGCCATCAACAGGCTGCAGGCGGCAAGGAGGAGCACGAGCTTGACTGCGTAGGACGCAACGGAGACCGGTTGTCTGTGCGCCTGTGATACGCGACACGGCGCTATATAATATTTGTAGTAGAAATGCGGATCATCCGTTTCCAGCAGGTTCTGGTAGACGTGCGGCGGAACATCCGCATGTTTCACCGGCGCAGAACCGGGAAATTTTACATAAAGATCCCGGGTTTCGGCATCATATGCGGCACGCACGCGCTTCGATTTGAGGGCAGCCCAATCCATCGCAAGCTCCTATACCCTCCCGGGCATAATTGAGGCCCGGACGAGGATCGAAGTCAAGTTAAGAATTTGTTTCAAATGCCATCATTGCCGGGAAATGGGGCATCGTTGCGGCAATGGAAATTCCAGCGCAAGACGCGCTTTTCCGTCTCCTTCGCGTAGCCGAGATAGACCGAAGCGTCTTGTGCTTCGATAGCACCCGACCTTGCCCCTCGGTCAGCCCCATCTCCTCGAGCTCGGTCATGCCGCCACGGCGGCACTTGTCTAGGCTGAAGCCCGCCGGGAGCGGCTTGCCTTCCTCTCTCAGTTTATCCGCCATCTCACGAACCTCGTGTGCAAGGAACGTTCCGTCGCCAAAAAGCTGGCCGTTCCTTTCGTGACGATCGAGGTGCCATAGCGCGGCGTCTTAGCGAGAACCTTCTCCGCGGCCTATGTGGCTTCCTGTTGGCACGGCAATCCTCGACGGCGAGGCGGTGGTTCTCGACGAGGAGGGCCAGTCGGATTTCGGCCTCCTGCAACAATCGCTCGGCGGCCGGGGCGGCAAGAAGAGCTCAAGCGACGCCATCTTCATGGCTTTCGATCTGCTCTATTTTGACGGCCACGATCTCAGAAATTCCGAACTCGACATGCTCCGGCATCTGCTCGAGGATCTGGTGCCGGCCGAAGAGCAGGGCGATATCCGGCTTTCGGAGGAGATCGAGGCGGATGGTGATCAGTTGCTGGCGAGCGCCCTATCGCTCCGGGCGGCGACTGGCTCAAAATTAAATACGTCCAGAGCGACGGCTTCATGA